ATGGGACAAACGGGCTCGAAGCCTACAGCCCAAGGGCAGGTCGAGTCATCTATTAACGATACAATCAATTTTATCATGGCTAAGGTTGCCGCCGGCGAAATCGACGCCGCCACGGCAACCGAACTGATTGCTGCCGCCCGCAAGGATTATGAAAGCAACGTTCCGGTGACCGCATCTGCCCAACAGGCCGTGCAACCTCAACAATCTGCAAATACCTATCAAGCCAATCCTCAGACTGCATATGCTGTACCTGAGATGGAACCGGAACAAACTCCTGTTGATTATGGGCAATTCGCCACCCCGACGAACTATCCGCATACCTACGATGTCGAAGATTCCTCTGATGTCGATATGGATGCGCTGAGCGGGATTGCCGGCGATATGCTCGATAAACAGCCACGGAAAAAGCTTTCCCGTAAAGAAAGAAAAGCCAAGGCTAAGGAGATGAAAAAACTCCAAAAGGAGACGAATGCCAAGCTCAAGGCGAACGCAAAGAGCAATAAGTCCATTCAGAAACAACTAAAAGAGCGTGATAAGGAGCTCTCGAAAAAGAATGAATTTGCTCGCTACAAGCGAAAAACCGCAAAAGATGTCACTTCATTCATCGGATACAACCGCATGTATGAAGACGGTATATGTGAGGTCGAGGAGGGAATGTTCTCCTCCTGCATCTGTTTCGAGGACACTTCTTACCATTCTGTGCGCGAAGATGCCCAGAAAGCCGTATTTACGTCGATCTGCCGTCTCTACGACCAGTTCGGTGCAGACACGCTTGTACAATTCAATATCATCAACACCCCGCTTCTCAAGGAACAGATCGGTCATCGCAAGTTCTTCAATCCGAGCAGCCAGCTGAATGTAAACGCTGCAAACGACGCCGCCGTCTTCAATGAGATCTTGAACGAGAAGATGCGTCAGGGTGTTTCAAACATCCGGCGTAAGATGTATATCACCTTTTCAGTTTCCGCCGCCACGGTGGACGATGCCGTTCCGAAACTTACCCGTATCGAAAATCAGATCTCGCAGATTCTCACATCCATCGGTTCAAAGAGCCGTGTACTCGACGGTGCGGAACGACTGGCACTTCTGAATAGCCAGCTCAACCCGCTCAAGCCGTTTAATTTCGATTATCGACGGGATATCTCCGCCAGAATGGTGCAGACGACAAAGGATTGTATCGCACCGACGACACTCGATTTCAAGCCGGAGGGACTTGCCGACTGCTTCAAGACGGGTGATATGTGGGGTCAGGTTCTTGTTATCAAGAAGCTTGGTTCGGAACTAACCGACCAGGCGCTTTCCGATATCACCGAGCTCCCGATTCCGCTTAACGTCACTTGGTTCGCACAGCCTATGGATAAAGCGGCTGCCGTCGCTTTCACGCGACAGCGTTTGGCCTGGATTGATAAGGAGATCATCGAGGAACAGCGCTCTGCAGTTCAGAAAGGCTATGACTTTTCAATCCTTCCGCAGGAGCTCAAGTACTCTAAAGAGGAGACCGAAGACGTCATCGATAATCTTCAGAACAAAAATCAACGTCTTTATGTTTTCACGGGGCTTTTCTATACATACGCACCGACTAAGAAGCAACTGGATAACCAGGTGCTTTCCATCATCTCTGCCGCCCGCCAAAACTCTATCGAGGTAAGTACCTATGAATACCGCCAGCGCCAAGGTTTCAACTCTATCTTGCCGTTAGGTCACAACCACTGCGAGATTTCCCGCATGTCCACAACTGCCGAGGTCTCCATCCTCATGCCATTTGCAACAATGGAACTGGATGATAAGGGAGGTAACTATTACGGTCAGAACAAGCACTCTTCTAACCTGATTTTCTGTAACCGCAAGCTCCTCGCATCACCGATGGGTTTTGTTTGCGGCAAGACAGGTAGCGGCAAGGGCATGTCTGTAAAGACCGAGATGACCGGTACGATTCTCAGCAACCCGACAGATGAAATCTACATTATCGACCGTGCTGGAGAGTATACCGGTATCTCAAGTCGCTACGGTGGCGTAACATACAACTTCGCCGTCGATTCGGATACCTATCTGAACCCGTTCGATACCGTTTCCGTCGAAAGCCTCAGCCCTGATGCCCAGCTTGCCTTCAAGATCGATGCCATGCTTGCACAGGCCGGCGCCTCCGCCGCCGAAGCAGGACGAGACCTTGGAGAGGAAGACCAGTCGATCATCACGCGTTGTGTACAGGAGGCTTTCTTCGACGCGCGTCAACGCGGCGACCAGCCGCCCCTCCTTGAAGACTTCTACAATAAGCTGCTTGAACAACCTGAGCCGGAAGCAAAGACCATCGCATTGCGTTACGAGCGTTTCGTGACGGGCACCCAGTCCTTCTTCAACCATCAGAGCAACGTCGACTTCAAGTCTCGTATCGTGGATTTCAATTTGAAGGACCTGCCGGACTCGATGCTCGTCTTCGGCCTGATCAACGTCTGCGAGGCGGTTCGTAACCGCATGTACTTCAATGCGAAACGCGGAGTGCGTACATGGCTGTATGTCGAGGAGGTGCAGTCACTCTTCGCCTATCCGACTGTTCTGAACTACTTCTCCCGCTTCTCGAACGAGGGCCGAAAATTCGGACTTTTGCTGACATGTATCAGTCAGAACGCCGTCGCAATGTTGAAGAACAAAGCCGCTCAAAATCTTGTCCTGAATTCCGACTTCCTGCTCCTGCTTAAACAGTCACCGCTCGACCGCGCCGAATGGGTACGCCTGCTCGGTCTTTCCGAACAAGAGGAGGAGTTCATCGACGAATCTGTCGAGCCGGGCGATGGTTTGCTTATCGCCGGCGGTGCGCGTGTCCCGATTCGCGGTAAGTTCCCGTCCGGTAACGTACTCTATGATCTCTTCTCGACGAACCCGAATGAGGCAGCCGACAAGAAGCGCATGCAGGAATTTGCAGCACGCGAAAAATCCCGCCTTGGATAAAATTAGCTGAAAAGGAAAGGAGCTGACAAGATGAGAGCAGACGATTTCGTCACAGGTGATTCTGCAAGAGGAGCTGGTCAGAGTTCCCTTGTTGGCACAGAATCGACGAATGCAGTCAACACCGGTCTTGTCGGCTCCGCCGCTGCAATTGCCAAAAACATGGTTATCGGCGGCACTGAACTCGGTGATGTCGATAAGATGTACCAGGCTGGCAAATCGGCTGTAAAAGGATCCGTAAACGCCGCGCGTGCCGGTTCTGACCTTGCGAAAGATACCGTTGACACGGCAAAAACAACGGCCAAGGCCTTTAAAGCAGGGCTTAACGGCGAGAATATCGACCTTTCCGGAACGAAATCCCGTTCCGGAAAGAATCTAGCGAAGGGCGCGAAGAAAGCTGCCAAGGACGGTTTTCGAGCTGCAAAGCGTGCTGCCATCAAGGATTCCGAACTTGAGGATGTGGACAACCTTTATCAAGAAGCAAAAGGATTAAGCAAAGCGACTGTCAGCTCTGCAAAAGGTGCAGTCAGCAACACCCGTAAATCTTGGAAGATGCTAAAACGCTCAACCGCGCGAATTAAAGCCCTTTCGAGAAAACGGTTTACTGCCGGCGCCGGCAACAAGTTCAACCAGCAGATGTACAAATACATGCGTTCGGCTGCCTACCGTTCCGTTTCCACGAGCAGTGGAATCGTAAGCACCGTTAAGAACGCGATGTCTGTAATCTATTGGGACATTCGGCTCGCTCTTTCTAGTATCAGTTCTGCTATCGGTCTATTTTTAGGTTTTCTTGGAATCCTTCCCTTATTATTAGTAGTCTTTGTTCCGATTTTTTTCTTAATTTTCGGTACGATATCCGGAACCAAAGCAACAACTGTAGGATCGCTCACTGGTGATGAAGCCACAATTGCACAATATCTAATCGACAAAGGTGTCGATCGTACCCATATTGCCGCAATCATGGGCAATATGTTTCAGGAGTCTGGTTGCCGTCCTACTGCAATTAACCCCTCATCGGGAGCATATGGTATCTGCCAATGGCTCGGCGGCCGTAAGACCGGATTGGAAAACCTTGCCAAGCAAAAGGGGAAGGATATGTCCGATCTTTCCGTTCAGCTCGACTGGTTCTGGGATGAATTCGCTGAATCGTGTTCGGGTTGGAATAAAGCAAAGTATAAGGTTTTTTGTGCACAGTCCGATCTCAAACAATGTGTCTATCTTTTCAGAAGCCAGTTCGAGCGCTGCGGGGAGAGTGAAGCGGCCGATGCGAATCGTTTAGCACAGGCACAGCGTATCTACGATGCACTGGGAACCAGTAATGGAACTAACGGTATTGACGGAAATGGCCAGGATTTAAAAAAAGCCACCCGAAGGCAAAAAGATGTAGTCAATGCCGCAAATACGACTACGTCGCCAGGACAGGGATGGTGTGCCGCCTGGGTCACAAACGTCTTTCAAAACGCCGGCATCGGTTACTTTGGGGGAAACGCTTGCGACATGTGTCGTGCTTACTGCACCAGCACCAACGTTCGCGATTTAAAAGTTGGGATGATTATCGCTGACGTGTCACATCCCGGAACAGGCGACGCGGGTCGTCTTTATGGGCATGTCGGAATCTATATCGGCGATAATAAGGTCATCAGCAACGAGGGGCCTATTACCATCAAGAGCCTTCAAGAATTTGTCGGCTTTTATGGAAAAGGGACAGGATGTAAATGGGGATGGCTTGGCGGCGTCGATCTATCTAAATAAAAGGAAAGGAATAAAAGCATGCGAGACATTTGGTTTTTAATAACAGACCATAAGGGAATCGTGAAAGTTGCGGTACTTTTAATTGCCATTTTCTGCGCTATCTCGATTGGAATCGGTGTATATACAACCTCTGTTCAAACCCAAGAACAGCAAAAACAAGAGCAAAAGGCAAAGAAAAAGGAGCGCAAGAAGCAGATTAAAAAAAGTTCTGTCACGTTGACAAAAGCACAGCAGAAGATTGTCGATAAATATGACCAGTCGACTGCACAGTTCTCCGCTCTACTCTCTTCCAATATCTGGGCAACCTACAGTGGCACCGGACGTACGCTTTATTTTACCGAATCATCCATAATCATCGCCGACCCGGAAGCCAATCCGAACAAGGTTGAAAAGCCTTTTATCATCAAGGGTCTATCGACTGAAAAAGTCGATGTCGGCGAGATGGTGAACCTTACTCGCTATAACTGTGCCTATGAATCAGACGATGACAAAACGCATGTCCTGACCGTCGACAAAAACGATGACGGCACGTATTTCAAGATGTCTATCGACGTGGAAAACAATGGAACCAATGAGGAATATACGCGAACACAAGCAGCGGGTTCCTTTGATATCGACGGTATCGATGATGGTTTGAGTGAAATCCTAGGAAATGCGAAGGATACCATTGAAGATTATGTGCGTGAGCAGTGTGCGCTCTTCTATCCGACGGCTGTAAAAGCGAGCTGCAACGGGATCCTGACTGCAGATTTCAATGCTAACGAGTATCGTCTCGACTTTTCTTTGGAGGATTCAGACGAGCAACAGCTTACGGGAATAACCGTGATCTACCATTTGAGTAATCAAGAATGCGAATTGATGTAAAGGAGGAAAAATGAACGAGCTTGAAGACAATAAACCCAGTAAAACTAAAAACGGGAGCCTATGTCTTGCAAAAAGACTAGCTAAGATTCTCATAATTCTCCCTCTTCTTATTGCATTAGCGTTTCCTCAGCCTGCTCTCGCTGCAGATAGTACAGATGACTCCGGTTTCGATATTTGGGGTTCTGTTTCCGGATGGGTTGGTGATCGTCTTTCTGATGCAGGAGACGCCATTGCGCATGGAGCCGCACCATTCCTCGCAGGTTGGTCTGAAAGTCTGATCAACCTTTCAATCAACAATATAAAGACAACATCGACAAAATCCATTCTAGGGAAAAGCTTTTCCAACCTTCTAGGCAAAAAAACAGGAGGATTTTATACAACTGTCACCACTGTACATAAGAACTTTGTGGTCCCGGTGGCAGCATCAATTTTGAGTTTGGTAATGCTGATTCAATTGATAAAAATCTCTCAAAGAATTGATGGTTCAGCAACACTTCCGGCTATTAAGGACATTGTTTTTCTAATCGTCTATGCAACGATTTTCATTTGGCTAATTAAAAATTCGGTGGATATATGTGCGGCAGCATACGATACTTTTAACGATATTGTTAATGGTATCAGCCAAGTCAAGATTGACTCATTAGATGCTATTACCGTTTCGGAAAAAGTTGGGGATAGCCCAGGAGCAGCGGGAAGTCTTTTCGTTACCTCCCTCGCAATGCTGCTTGCAAGTTTTGTGGTAAAGGGGGCTGTATCTGTCATGTGCTACATGAGGGCAATCCAGCTTTACGTCTTCACAGCCTTTTCGCCTATTCCATTTGCGTTGCTTGGCTTTGATGAAACAAAGAATTATGGTATTAGCTTTTGCAAGAACTACCTAGGAATTTGTCTCTCCGGAGCAGTTATCATCTTGGCTTTAAGCGCGTTTCCGTCGTTGCTGTCAGGTTTCAGCGGTGGAGAGATCACGGGAATTAAGGGAGAAATGTGGGGATCATTATGCGCTGTTTTGGCTATGACACTGATTATCATTAAATCTGGAACCATTGCCCGCGATATTCTCGGTGGTTAGTATTAGGTGAAAACATTTATTAAGGAGGTGCAGTGCCATGGATGATGAAAGACAACAAGGGTCTTGGTGGGGAAACCTTGAGACAATTCACCCTGATGAAGACCATGAGGATTATATCGAAGAACAAAACGATGGCGAGAAGCGAAAAAAGCTCATTGCTGTCGTGGTTGTCGTCGGCGTCATTCTGGTGCTGTTCCTCGGCGGCGTGACTGCTTTTACCGTTTTTTCGAGTAATAAAGGAAACGGCTTAGACACAAAGAAAGAACAAACGCAAACTCAGAAGAAAGAGACCTCGACTGAGAATGCAAAGAAGAAAAAATCCACTGAAAAGAGTGCTGTCTCCGTCATGGTGACAGCTGACGGAGCTGCTGAGGATTCTAAGGCTTCCGTTTCGGTTTCTGAAAAGGGTAAGAACGGAAAGATTGTTGTCAAAGATATTTCCGTTGCAGTCAACGACGAAGTCAAGATCTGTACTCTGCCGAAAGGCAAGTATTTGCTGACCGTTGAGTCGGCACCGGACGGTTATGATAAACCAGCAAAAAGCACCAGTTTCACCGTCAAAGGTGACGGGAAAAAGGTGTCAGCTTTCGCCTTTTTAGCCAAACATGTCAATAAGACTGCTGAGAGCAGCAAGTCTGAAGATAATGCCGAAGTGACTCCGGCAGACGGGGCTTCGCAAAACCAGGACGCTTCTTCTGACGGTCAAAATCAGAACAATCAGGCAGAAAATTTTTCTGCCGGCACGGATAGTGGCGCTTCCTCTCCGTCTTCTGGCAACGGACAGCCCTCTTCTGCTTCAACGTCCAGCCAGACTAAAACGATGACTATCCATCATCCCGCAGAGACGATTAGGATCGCGATCTGCGACACATGCGGGGCGGATATCACTGATGATATCGAAGGCCACAAGAAGTCAACCGGCCATCCGTGGTACCACTACGATGCTAAAGTGGTCAAGGAAGCCTGGGATGAAACGGTGACCGTGAACTAGATGAAATTCGCAAGCGCTTGCGAATTTGAAAGAAAAAACAGGGCACCCGACCGAGGTGCCCTTTTCCGGTATCGAATGGTAGAATCTTACCAAGCATCAAGACGCAAGGAGGTACCCCGTATGAACGAAATGCAAGCCCACGGTCTTTTAATCCCCGTCGGATCGAAGCCGTTCGAGGTTTGGATCGATAAGAATAACTCGCTGGCCGAACTGCAGGACCTCGTCAACGGCAACGTTGATGTATTGAGAGTTCTCGGTAATGGAGTTGACCTGTGGGTCAATGATGAAGGTCTATTCAACGGCAGCCAGCCCAATCGCGCCATCTATGCGACGAAGCATATGGAGGAAGTCGGATATCTTGACCAGCTGACGTTCGGCCATCCCGTCAAGGAAGGGGAACTCTATTTGCTAATCTGCGGTGATTTCGTCGCCTTCGGTGTCGACGAGGAAGGCGAAATCGCAAGCCTTCCTCAGGAGACGATCGACAAGCTGAAAGAGACCTTCAAAGAGTATATTCACATTAAGTACGGCATTGAACCGGATCGATTTCAGCTTCAGAATGAGCAAGACGCCGGCGACAAGCATGAGAAATCTACGAAGTCCCTCGCCGAGGCCGCTACAGAAGCCAGGGAGAGTTCGCTAGTGCTCGGCCAGGACGAGGACAACCATGACGACAGCGGTAGCGATATCGGCAATTTGCGTCCATTCGACCGTGAGTATCCGATCGGCCACTAACCAGAGCTGTATGAATCGTTTTAAAGAAACAAGGCGGTGAAACGATGGAATCCAATAAAGTCAAAGGCCTGATCTTCCCTGTCGGTGGGGAGGCACAGGCATTTCTCGCCGACAGGGACAGACCATATCGAGACATCCGTGAGGCAGTCCAAGGCGAATATGACGAACTTGGTGCCACGTTCGCCGATGTGGATATCTATGTGAATGCCGCCGGTGCAGACAGTTTGCTGCCAAACCGCGCCATCAACCCCGATGCCTTCATGGATGACTCGGGTTTCCTGTCTGAAAAGAGCCTTATCGTCGGGACAAACGACGGCAAGCCATTCTCTCTCATTTTCGGCAATATCGTCGCCCTCTCACGTGATGAAACCGGTGAGCTTATCGATATGCCTGCCGATATCGAGGCGGAGCTGAAAGAGTCACTTAGCGATCCCCTGGACGGATATGATTTACAGTTTCGAGAGGCCTTCGGCAGATATCAGAACTGGGACCTAAGCCAAGCCCAGGCCGCCGAGATCGCCGGCTTGAGCCAACAGGCATTCTCCTATCATGTGAACAAGATCACGAATGCACAGGATACCCGAGGAAGGGGATTGAAACCCCTTCCTAAGGGATTCGACCGCCTCTACAGCGAGTATAAGAACGGCGACATCTCGGCAAGATCCGCCGCGACGAAGCTCGGCATCACGCATCCGACGTTTCTCAAATATGTCAAGGAATGCGATGTCCGCCTGCATAAGGACGACCTCGTGCAAACCAGCAATCCGCGTGGACTCACGGAACGCCGTGGAGCGGCCACGGATGCGGCAAGAAATCTAAATCACGGGCAGAATGCACCTGATTCGCCATTACAGGACAGATAGACGTCACAAACACGGGGACTCGCCGCTTCGGTGAGCCCCCGTTCCCTTCTACACGATACCTTTTGCAGATGACGTGCCGTATCCGTCATCGATATATAGGCGAAACGCAGCCAAAGTGGTAGAATCTTACAAAACACGCCGCCGGAACGGAGGGTAACATGCAAACCGGAACGAAGAAGACCCCTGATCGCTTCCAGAACTACTTCTGCCCTGCCGCAGCCAACGATATCGTGCACCATGCCTACGCATGGATCGTCAAAGAACCGAACATGCAGCCGAAATTCCTCTACTGCCGCGCTATCGACGATCCAGCCAACGACCGCGGATGGAATATCATCGCGGAGGTCTGGGAACGTGATGTTCTCGGCGGATGGGGCATCTCCTCTTCCACCATGCATCCCGAATTTGAAGACACCGCCGACGGATATGTACTTGCCGAGGGTATGCCCGGAACGGCAGCATCACTGTCTTACCAGGTATTCCGAGAGGTGGTCAATGAACATGACACGAATTACCTGATCGCCCTCGCCATTGCAATCGATGCCTTGCCGAAAGATTCCACTTACGACAAGGCCTCTGAAACTATCCGTGCAAACGCCGACATCGATATCGCCGAGCGCCGCAAGAGCGTCCTTCCCGACCAAGCCGGCCTCGCTGCCAAAAAGGCGTCCTGTATCGAGTCGCTTGCGCACATCGGCGGCAATGCGCCCGTTTGCGGACAGAATGAAATCGCCCGGTAAAGGAGAACCGACATGAGTGAAATCAAGACGAAAATCAGAACCTACAACGACGTCATCGACCTGTTCGGCGAAGAGAAAGCTGCCGATATGCTGAGCGAGGCGCTTGACTGGTCGACAATCGATCCGAAAAACGATAAGAAGAATATCATGGAGTGCAAGCCACTCCTCCTCGATCCGTATATGACATACGAGGATTACTGCAAGCATATCGTCGCCGGATTCCTCGGTGACCGCGACCTCGGCTGGGCGAGCGGATATATCGACGAGGAGAAAATCAAGAACGGACAGGTAATGCCGGCCGACCTTAAGTCGGCACTCTCTATGGCACTCGACAACGAGCTGTCTACATCCTGTGCCTATCTGGATGCCCTTTCCTCCCAGTGCGCGGAAATCTTCAATAAATTTGCCGGATATATCGAATTTGCCGGCCTTGCCCGCGGGGTCCTCGTGCCTGGAGAGTATGAGTTGGACTACGATGCGCTGAACGCGGACGTCTCCGAGAGATTCAATATCCAGTATGGATTCCAATGCGACCAGATGATTGATGCCATGCAGTTCGATATGACGCTCATTCTGACTGAGAAGGTTGACAGCATGGACGGATACAGGCTGATCCAGAGCGTATGCGACTGGCGCGAAGAAAACCTCGAGGTTATCGAGGACGCAGAGAACAATTTAGATTATGGCAAAGTCCCCAGCTACGTGGCTTACGAACGCCCGTCGGATATCGGTACGACAATCATCGATGAGCTGTGCGCATCGCAGGGCACCGCCGTCGAGAAACTGGTGAACTACCCGACCACTAAATTCGAACGCACCATGCAGGACGAACTTTTCGAGGCATCGGCGGTAAACGAGACGACTATTTCCCTTATGGCTAAAGTCCCCTCTTCCGTCTTTCTCGATGCCGTGGCTTGCATGGACTCACGCTATATGAGCGGACACACAGTCGATACCGGTCATGCTTTTACCGTCTCCCCGGGAACATACGAACCGTATATCGGTATCCACGATCCCGTCTACGGCGCGGGTTATATGATGGTCGAACTCGATAAACCATTTGAAATCCCGATGAACCGTATCTGGATCGCCATGGATGACTACAGCGGCCCTGAGACCAAGGAGGGTCTGCGCGAAATGTACCACAGCCCCCAAGATGTCAGTGCCTTCAGCGACCCTTTCCGCGGTTCCGTCAGCGTCACGTCGACTCGCGATGAGAAACAGGAACCTGCAAAGAGTGGTCTAGAAGCCAAGCGGGATGCATGTGCCATAAGCGCCGCTCATCTCGACAGCCCAAACACGGAAATCCCCAATGGCAAGAATATGGAAAGGGAATAGCCGATTATGGAATACAAAGACATCAAGACAGCAGACGAGCTGGAAAGCTGGTATGCGGAGAAGCAGACGGTCCTCGATCGTCACGCCCGTGACTACATGGTGCCCTTCGGTTTCGTGTACCATCTGGACTGCTCCGGGTATGTCTCGTTTGAGCGGTGGAACGACACCCTTCCAACTGCAGAGGAACAGACCGCGTTTCAGGCTATCCAGAACGGTGTATCGACCAAGGAGATCATCGAACATAAGGACGAGTTCGGCTGGATCGACCGCGCCTGCCGCGATGCCGAGGAATACGACCTGGCTCCTTGCTTTATCGTGCCGGCCCGCAAGGAGTACATGCAGGAGCAGGAAATCATGAACGTGTGCGAGCTCTATCCAGAGCTTATCGATCCAGACGGAGAAATCATCTGGAGCGATCCCGATTTTGCAAAGCAGGGGAATGAGAAGGCTGCAGGTCCCGATAATTTCCCAGGACACGAACTCAACGATCATAAAAACCCAGACCAGTCCTGGATCTCCGTCATCCCTGTCCAGATGTACTGGAAGGATGACCCATCCGAGCTCGTCGAGGCAAATTTCAGCATCGAGGACACCTACGGTCTTGCCATCGACGAACAGATCACATTCTCCGGCTACAACGAAAACGAGCTCGTGGACATGATCGGCAGGGAGGACAATGGGGAAGATTTCGTCATCACCGGTGTGGGTCCACAGTCCAGCATCCTTACCGAGAAAAAAAATCCCGCCCTTGGCAGGCGGCTGTCGGACAAACAGGCAAAGGCGAAGACGGCCGCTGGTCGTCTGGATGCCGAACGGGAGCCGAAGGCAGGTATCCCTATCCATGACGAGGAATCAAAGTAACACTCTGACTAGATTTGAAAATACAGGAGCAAAAGAGCATGGACTTTAAAGACATCAAGACTGCAGATGAACTCGAAAGCTGGTATGCGGAGAAGGAAGATATCCTCGAGGGCCATGTCCGCGATTATGCCGTACCATTCGGCAACGTATACCACCTGGATTCCCCAGGCTACGTTTCAGAAGAACGTTGGTGCGATACCCTTCCTTCTGACCGGGAACGCTCGACCTTCATGGCCTTGCAGAATGGTGTATCGACCAAGGAGATCATCGAACATAAGGATGAGTTCGGCTGGATCGACCGCATGGCGATGTCGTCTGTCGCCGATGATTACGCCGAGTGCTACATGACACAGGCAGGTCCGGATTACCTGGATGAACAGGAAATCATGAACGTGCGCGAACAGTATCCTGAGCTTATCGACTCTAACGGAGAGATCGTCTGGAACGATCCCGATTTCATGAAGCGCGGAGTCACGTTCGATGTGGAAAACTTCGGGGAGAAATATAAGCTCGAGCTCGTCTGCGACAGCTATCTCGATAACGGCAGCCTCTATGTCGGCGCTTACGACGTCACGCCGGAAAGCGATAATTTCGGAGAGCGCTGGGCAGATATCTCCGTCAACCTAAACAATCCATGCCAGAACGACAGGACTGTTTTCCTCGACATGAACAACCTGTATAACCCGGCAATCATCGAGGCTATCTATGGGCTCGGAACCGTGGAAGACATCGTCTCCCATTCCGGTTCCTGCTCCTATCCGGCATTCACGTTTGACGCCGATGTGATCTCCCAGATGCGCAACACGCAAGAATTCATGGATGCGAATACCCCCGACGACTATAAGCTGGTCGCCGTGAAGGTAGGCTATAACTTCGCGCTCGTTCCGAAGATCGAGCTCTCCGGTATCGAGACGAACGCCACCGAGACCATCGTCGATATTTCCGGTAAACAGTATGGCCTTCTAGCCGGCAAGACCTTCGAGGATTCGCAGAAACTCGATGCCGTCCTCGATGCGTTTCCGGAGTACGCGATTAAGGACTACAAGGTACCAAATAAAATCAGCGTATTCATCATGCCTGTCCAGATGTACTGGAAGGATGACCCATCTGAGATTATCGAGACGAATTTCAGTTTCGAGGACACCTGCGGTCTTGCCATCGACGATAGCGTTACGTTCTCCGGCTATACCCAGAATGAACTCGTGGACATGATCGGCAGGGAAGACAACGGGGAAGGCTTCGTCATCACCGGTGTGGGCGCCGGGCACTATGTTGGCACCTGCAAAAAGGAACCGTCTAAAAACAAGAGCGTTTCCGAAAAAACCTGCAATGCAAGAGAGTCGTCGGGGCGCCTCGATGCGGATCGAAACGTCGACAGGAACGATATTGCAAAAGACAAGGAGGTAAAGTAGCCATGAGCAGCAACATTCCCAACCGCGTCTACCTCGATACGGAGACCACCGGCCTGCATCCCGAGGAGGGCGACGAAATCCTGTCGCTCACTATCGTAGATGCCAACGGACGGCTTCTCTTCGATGAGAGGTTCAAACCGAAACACAAGAAGGAGTGGCCGGAAGCCCAGGCGGTGAACCACATTTCCCCGGATGACGTGGAACACCTGACCACTATCGATGCCTATATGGAACAAATCTGCCGCATCCTCGGCCGTATCGCCGACGAGATTGTTGGCTACAACGTAGCCTTCGATATCGGTTTCCTGAAGGCCGCCGGTGCCACCATCAACCCCGATGCCATAATCATCGACACCATGCAAGAATTCATGGATGCCTTCGGAAACTCAAATACGGGGCATAGATACCAGCCGCTCTCCATGGCAGCTGAACGTCTCGGCTACAACTGGACGAGCGCCCCGCATGGCTCGCTCCCCGACACCCTCGCCTGCCTTGCCGCACAGAAATGCGTCGACGACCATAACTGGTGTGTGGAGAACCTTGAGCTTACCGAAGACGCTATCATGCACGCCAAACCGATTGAGAACGGTTCAGAGGGGCTTCCAAAAGACTGCTGGGACCTCAACCCCGGAGGTCGCCCGTTTGCCGTCACGGAGCTGATTCTCCATCGGCTCCAGAGCTCTGCGAAACTCTGCGCACGAGCCGGTACCACCACCCAGTTCACGCGCATGACCGTCAACCAGTGGTTCGACAAAGCGGAACGGTCACAGCGAAGCCCGCTCGGCCGGTCTGTAGATATCGGACGCGCGGCAAGTGCCTTGAATAGCCAGCATGAGCATGCGGAAGTTCCACAGGACCTTACAAAATAAGCAAAGGAGAACCAACATGGACGATTATAAGAAAATCCCGTTCGATGATCCGGACCTCTGTGTGCCGGATCTCGATGATTTCGACCAGATGAAGGAATTCTTCCTCGATTGTGCGGCTGAGTATTTCCGCTACCTGTCTTCGGATGATATGGAAAAGATGCTCGCTGCGCTCGGGAAACGTGTCGACGTGCTCGCGACGCCGACAGATGATGTATTTATCTCCGTAAGCCCGGACGCCGTACTGAGGCAATATCCCGATATCACGATCGACGAAGCTATCCAGATCCGCGATAACGCATGTGAAAACATCTGGGAGTCCGGTGGACAGTCCGATCTCGATGAAATCGTCTGGGACCAAATCGGTGCGGAATATAAAAGTATCAAGTCCGATTCCCACCGTGGACTTTCCGATGTAAAGGACGCAAAAGCGAAGCAGGCCGTCCACGTGAATGACGATCGCGAAAACGATGCGGTTGCACTAGACGTACAGGAAAAATAGAACTTGCCGTCGAGCTACAGGGGAGGAACGATATGGATGGCTATACGCTTAACGCTGCGCGGACGATTCGCGAATACGAGTCCTCGATCCAGCGCCCGAAAGCGGAAAGAATGATCAACGACTCGATTCTCTCCGCTTTGCTCAGAGGAGACGAATTGCCTGAAATGGACGTCAAGGCAATCAGGCAATATGGGATACAGTGTTCGGAATATCTGGATTTTGGTTACGATGTCGATGCAAGCCTGAGCGGCATGCTGTCACCGCACGCCGTTCTGGAACCCCGGCCCAACACACCGTATGTATTCAGGAGAGCCGGATTCGACAACCTGCCCTTCATCTATACGCAAAGACATCTCAGGAATGCAATCGCCCCAAAAGAGGCTGACAACCATCAACATGGGCTTACCATCGAGCAGATCAAAGCGCTTCCGGAAAAGCTCGAAGAACCGGTAGTCGTTTTCGACCAGCCGAACTATACGGTAAACGGTAGGTCGTTTGAGGGCAAAGGCGTCGCCGCCGTACTCGATATGTACGACCCTGACGGCGTCCCGGTCATCGCATACTTTTTCCCAAACGGATATGGAACCAAGACGAACGATAACGGCTGCAGCAACGTGATAGCCAGCCTTTACGGACGTGACAACTTCACTTCATATCTCGCCCGTGCTGCAAACGAGGAAAAGATCCTGTATATCGATTCTGAGAAATATGAACAAATGGAAAAAGAGCTACCCCGCTATGGTGGGACACGATTCCCTCCGGCGCTTGCAGCTCTTTCAATGGATATTATAATACCCTCATCCTATATTTGCAAGATGAAAGCGGAAATAAATCCGAAGCTGTCCGATCGCGAAAGGGAACATAATTCCCTTAACCGCACCATGCACATCAAGATCGCGGACAGCAGGCGAAATAGGCTTGCACAAGATAGGGATAAACCGCGCAACATCAATCTCAGATATGACGACGACAACCACGATTCGCAGTAAAACCATTGAAAAGGAGAATTAAGAAATGAACACGCTCGGTCTGGTAAATGTATTGAACAACGATGGAAACGTACTGATCGATGTGGCACAGATGGCCGATAGCCATATCCAGAACGCCGCCATCCACAATGCGCTGGCTGAATGGAACGAAACGGACGATCCGTTCTCGCCTGAAACGACCCAAAAGCTGATCGGTAAACTCAAAGGTGAGATGCCGTCACTTATCGCATGGCTGTCGGAAGGGAACTATCCAAAGAGCAGTCTGGTGCCGGAACTGCTGGCTTACGTGAAGATGCCCCATCCGCTCCAGGTCTATAAGAACCTCGATCTGGATATTACTATCGAAGATTCCGAAAAAGGGCCTGCATTCGATGTAAAGCTCTCCTATGCGGGCAACGCGGAACATTTCAAATACACTTATCTGCCCGTTGAAGCAGATAAGACATCTGTCGTAATGAACATCATCGACGCGTATGATGGGCTGCGACTGACAACCGATCCACAGCATCCCGGTTACGCGGAAGCAGTCGAAACGAACTATTCAAAACTCACGAACCTCATCGGGAAAGACGGAATCGACTCGATCAGGGACTTCCATGAGGGCGTAGAGACCGGCAAGTATTTCTCGGATGTGGAATTTGACCTAAAAGACCCGGATTCCTCCACGAAACATATTCTCGAGTGCCTTGGTTCTCTGGAAAAACCCGTTCAGAAAGCGATGGATAATTTCGCACGGGAAAAAACGTTCCACCATCTCGCGGAAAAAAACCTCCTGCGCGAAGCTATCCTGTTTACCTCCGGCGTGCTAGAGGAAAAGAACGGCCGCCTGATCGTCCCGCAAGGATATAGGCCCGGAATGTCGCGTGAGGAATATCAGGCGTGGCATCCATCGGCGAGGGGAAACACCGCCATCTCCGTGGATACGGCGATCTCGGCTAAGCAGCTTGGAAAGCTGGAAGCAATCGTCGCATCCCAGAAGCCGCAGCAGATCATCATGGATATCCTCATCCTCGACCCAGGTGACCATCTGTCTCAAAAATCGGATCCCCGAGACCCGATGGACGGGGCGTTTGTCGATGAAAGCCACATCGCGGTACCGATCAGCCCGGAATTCGCGTCAATCGTGGCTTCGGATATGAAAGATTCAATCGATGCCAAGCTGGCTGGCAAGCGCACGAAATGCGACATTTCCCAATGGCATACGCTCGGGAAACAAGCCTGTGACAAGCTCGCCGAGAACAGTAAACATGACCGCTCTCTCGCTGCCGTCAGGGATGCCAAGACGGCCGTTGCCGACAAGGTCAACGAAGGGCATCAAGCTAGTTCCGTGCACGATAATCCGAGTCATTAAAGATTAAGGCTGAACAATTTTTTAATTGAAACATCAATCTACAATTAAGAGAAGCAGGAAACTGATTTCAGTCGGCTTCCTGCTTTCTTTTACGGTTAGACGAGTTTTACTTAATCAAAGTATATGATATAATATACTTTGAAAGCAGGTGATAAGATGCGTACTATCGACGCTATGAAAAAACTTGCCCGCAATGATGGGCGATTTACTCATGTTTACACTAAAAAGGAGCTGTCAGAACTTTTTAATGAAACCGGCAGCAAATTGAATGGAACATTGAAGTCACTTATTAAAGAAAACATTTTGAATCGTGCATACCATAATGTATACGTTTTTCGCTTTTCTCAATACGGAGGACTCGGTACTTTAGATTTGATTGGTAAGAAAATCCGACCAAATGACTCCTTCTATGAAAGCCTTGAGTCCTCTGCTTCAGCATGGAGTCTCATTTCACAGATCCCCACGGTCGTAACCTATATGACCACAGGAAAGTCAAAATGGTATAACACGGGTTACGGAAGCATCGATTTCGTTCATTACAGCAAAACAGATGAGAAACCAAGAACCATCGATAGGTCGTCGATGGGAAGGGTTCCGCTTGCAGACAAACTTCAAACATATCGGGACTTACAAAAAACAAAACGTTCCCTTGATCTTTTAAGAGAGCAATACGACAAAGACCATGGCTGTCGCGACGGAAATATCCAATATTATCCTTGCGAAGACGACGATACTTGGGATTTTCTTGATAAGCAGGAAGATGTACTCTAGTGTGCATCTTCCTGCTTATTTTTTTGGAGTCATTATGCTTTACGTTTCCGCTCTTCCTCAAGTCAGAGATTTTGCTCAACAAGAAGCTTTCAGAGTTGATTCTTCATCTCTCATTCCTTTTATTGAAAAAGAACTCCTTCATATAGACTTGCTCAATTCCTTTATTCCCCAGATGCAGAATACATCCCTCGTATTTCAAGGCGGAACCGCGCTGCGTCTTTGTTATGGTGCTCCACGATATAGTGAAGACCTTGATTTCTCTGTCGGTTTAGACTTTTACCAAGCAGAAAAATTAAACTCGCTTATCAATGAAAATCTCATTAAACAGTGCAATGGTGAGGTCAGTCTTAAGCAACCTAAAGACAGCATTTGGAATAGAAATGACGTTTCAAATCAGACGAAAGTTGCTAAATGGTTTGTCAAATATGATCTAAATCCAAATCAGCGAGATATTCCTTTGCAGAAAATTAAATTGGAAGCCGCTTCTATCGGAGCCCATACATCACTCACGAAAAACGCCATCTGCCATTACCCGCAGTTCTTTAAGGAATTTCCTGATTTAAAGATTCACGTTGAATCCTGCGATGAAATCATGGCTGATAAACTGCTCTCCTTTTCTGCTTCCAGTTATACAAGATGGCGAGATCTTTGGGATATGAACTGGATGATAGAAAAATCGGATATTACTCCAGCTACTTTCCCATTACTTGAATATAAAATTCTTGATTACAAAACAGATTCCCAAGAATACAAAAGTAACTTGGAGAACACCATCAAAAATATCCCAGAATTCATTAACAGCAATGAATTCCTGCAGGAAATGAAAAAGATGCTTCCTGTTGAGACTGTTGAAACAACCTTACTAGATCCCAACTATCGATTGAAAATGATCTCAAATCTTTCTGATATTCACCGAGAAGCATTCGGCAATATCAAAAAACCAAGTGCGCATCAACGCCTGTCAGAGCGAAACCATGATTTACGCCAGGCGTCAAAAGCTCTTTCTAACGAACGAACAGATTGGCAAATAGATTCCTTTGACAAAACTGAGCATTAAAACGTTATCGTTGTGAGAGTCTTTTAGAAAGGAAAGCAATAATGGAATTGATTCTTGCCGAGAAGCCTAGCGCTGCACGAAATTTTGCAAAAGCATTGGGTGGAAAAACCGGTAATTATGCCGGAACTGAATATAAAATTACCAATCTGCGCGGACACGTTATGGGGCTGTTGCCTCCCGATAAACAGGTTCCTACTGAAAAGGTCGAGTTCTATAAGAGTTGGGATCTTGAAAATCTGCCGTGGAATCTCAACGATTTTGCATGGAAGAAGGGGATCCTAAGCGGATGCAAGGACATCATTTCCGGTCTTAAAGATGAGCTGAAAGAGGCCGATTGCGTCGTGATCGCAACGGATGTCGACCCGTCCGGCGAGGGCGAACTGCTCGCCTGGGAGGCTTTGGAGAAATGCGGTTGGAGAGGTCCGACCAAGCGTATGTACTTTGCCGACGAGGCGCCGGCAAGCGTGCAGAAGGCTTTCAGGGAACGCAAGACCCTTCCATCTATGGAGAAGGACGGCGACTATGTGAAGGCAGTCGTCCGCGAGCGCTGGGATCTCGCGAGCATGCAGTTCACCCGTGCGGCAACACTCGTAGCGCGAAAAAAGGGGTTCCGAACGGTCGTACGCCAGGGCCGGTTGAAATCGGTCATGGTCAAACTGACCGGTGACCAGTTGAAAGCCTATAACGAATATGTCCGCAAGCCGTTTTACGAGGCGCGTTTCAAAGACGAAAACGGCAACATCTTTGCCAGAAAGACCGACGACCCCGAAGATATCCGGTTCGATAGCCCCGATCAGGTAGACCTTTCGCAGTTGCACGACAGCGCTGTCGTAGAGGATTCCAGGGCGAAGAAACACACTGCCCCCGGAAAGCTCCTCGACCTCGCCGGCCTGTCCGCTATCCTCGCGAAGCAGGGGTTCAAGCCGGCAAATGTCCTGAAGACATATCAGGAGATGTACGAAAACCAGATCGTAAGCTACCCGCGTACCGAGGATAAGGAGGTCACGCCGGAGCAATTCGGCGAATTGCTTCCGCTTGTCGATAAGATTGCCGGAGTGGTCGGTGTGGATACGTCACTGCTCTCCCATCGCACCGCAAGGAAGACACACGTCAAGGAAGGCGGGGCGCACGGCGCGAACAGACCGGGAATCAATGTGCCCGAATCCCTTGCAGAACTTGAAAAGGGTTACGGAAGAATCGGTTCCGCGATCTATTCCGTACTTGCCAAGAACTATCTAGCGATGCTCGCCGAAGATTATGAATATGAGCTGGTCAAAGGCTATGTAAGGGATTTTCCCGAATATGTCGGGCAGACCCAGATCCCAATCAAACCGGGGTTCAAGGCGATCTTCGATTCGGACTCCTCTTCTACCGAGAAAGCGGAAGGGGAGGAAACAGAGAACGCCTGCGAGTTCGGTAAGGTCGCCTCCCCGTATGTGCACGAAGGAGCCAACAAACGCCCGCAAAAACCGACAATGAAATGGCTTACGAAGAAGCTCGAGAAATATAACGTCGGTACCGGCGCCACCAGAACCAGCACGCTTGCGGAAATCACCGCCAATGAGGAACGCGCCCTCATGAAGGAAAACAAGGGCGCACTCACCATGACGAAGTGCGGCGAGGTATCTTACGCCTTACTGGCGAATTGCCATATCGCCTCACCGGAAGTCACCGAGAAGCTGTTCGAATCCATGAACGAGGTGGGACGGTTTTCACGCAAACCGTCCGATGTCATCAATACCGTCACCGATATGGTTGTACATGATATGAGGGCAATGCAGGATAACATCGGTGCCCTGGACGGTATGAAACTGAGTGACGGGCACGCAATCGTAATCGGCAAGTGCCCGAAATGCGGCAGGGACCTCTATGCGACAAAAAACCAGTTCCGCTGCGCCGGTGTGCATTTCAAGAAGACAGGCGAGAAAGATGGGAAAGCTGTCTTCTCCCAAGACGGAACCTGCGACTTTTCCATCTACCGTTTTGTCGGGCCAAAGGATAAGCCGAAGAAGCTCACCGACAAGAATGGCAGGGAAATCGCCGAAAAAGGAAAGACATCGCTCATCAAGGGAATCAAGAAGAAAAGCGGGGATGGAACCTATGACGCGTATCTCACGTTGAATCGCGAGACCTGGTCGCTTGATATGAAATTCCCCGAGTTCAAGGGGAAGAAGCACAAAGGCTAGTTCGGGGTTAGAATTGTCTACAACAACGGCATTCCGTCGTACGGCGTGAATGCGAGCGCCGACCCTTGCGTCTGCCCCGCTTGGTGCTTCTAGTCTAAATGGGCGACGTTGGCTTCCGCGATCGGTTTGATACAATTGACCACAATGCAGTCAGTAAATGATGCTCAAGCTGAAGCCGGAGATCGATAGAAAGGAATTTCATTATGGAAGAAAAGACCGAAGCCGTTAAGAGCGAGGAAACTACGTTCGCCCCGACTATGAGCTACAACCCGTTTTCGTTCATTTCCTGCCAGGAGGACGCCTTGGTGCTGGCAGGATGCATCTCACATGGTCTGGATGCAGATGTCATCAAGAAAAGCGGGGACCTTTTCGCGACGGCTCGCGCCATGCTTCTCGATGCGTGTGTCTGCCTGCTCTATCGCCAGGGCGGCGATTCGATGAACATGCAGGGCCTCGTCGACCTTCTGCAGAACGATATCAGCCATAACGAGGACCAGGGCATGCCCTCGATCAAGGCTGCCTATGACAAGATCGAGGCCGACGGTGCGACTGTCGATGAGGATCTTGGGCTGAAGCGGTACCGCATGTTCCAGACCATCGCCTACGGTGAGACGGCAATCTCCGTCGAGCTCGACCTATACGCCAAGTTGTCGGCTATGGCCGATAGGCCGCTTGTCGGCTAGACCTGCAAGCCGAATCGATATGCCAGCGATTCGCATGGCAATGCGCTATTCATGCGGTGCCTGACGGCACCTATGATCCGCTCGCCAGGGCTCGCTGATTGATTTTTCTGGCACTCTTCTCTTTGGGGCATCCGGCTATGGGTGCCCATTTTTTGATGAGAGATGGTAGAATCTTACAAAGAAAAATAAAGAAATGGGGGATTTAGCTGTGATCGGTGACAACTTAAGACAAGCAAACAAAGTAAAGGGCGCTTCCTGCCTTTCGGGTGATGCGCGGTGATGAATCGAAGCGGAATTGAAACGTATGAGCTGTTGCGCCTGGATGAGGTAGCGCTCGCCGGATATTTCGATTTGGATGATACCCGGTTTGAAGAATGGTATGAAAAGAACCGCGCGGTCGGTGACAGATTGTACAGCGCAATTCTTGATAGAAAAATTGACCTCGTAGCTTTCCGCGGAACGGAAAACGGCCGCTTCTACTCCATCCTTACGCGTAGCGCGAAACAGGAAGGTGCCCTGCAACTCACGGATATCGATTGCAAGGGACCGATCGGACATCGCCGGCTTACGAACCAGAAGATGCTCGATCTCCCGGGATACGGTGCCGTCCTCGCCGCCGTTCCCGACATCTCGAAATGCAATGAACGGGACATCCTGCAGGCGATTGGATTTGAACAGAAGGGCGATCGAAGCCTGAAGGAAAAGGCTGCCATCGGCAGGGAGGGCAGCAAACAGCTTGAAGCCGCGCGCAACCGCGTAGGTTTAGAAAACTTTGATGGGCGTGATTTCCGATGAGTGCTCGTCCGGTTATCCAAACTTACAGGTTGGCCTCCCTGCACGAAGCCGCGACCGCCCGACTTAAGAACCCCAAAAACGATAGGTATAAAGAACTCTATCTCCAAAACAGGGAAATCGGCGAGAAAGTCTATAACGCCGTCCTGTCAGGTCACCTTGACCTCGCCTGTTTTTGCGGAGACTCCAGTAAATACTATTCGGTTCTGACACGGAGTACCAGGCAGGACGGCGCACTCCAAGTTACCGAGATCGACCGGAAAGGACCGATCGGGCATCGACTCCTCACCGGTCCCAAGCAACTCGAGCTTCCGGGATGCGGCGCGACGATCGCCGCCGTTTCCGATATCTCACGGTGCACGGAACAGGAAATCCTCGATGCCATTGGGTTCAAGATGCAACAAGGGCTGAATTCCAAAGCCATGAAATGCAAGGTCTGCTGTAAACAGTTCGACGCTGAACGCATAAAGAACGATCTTCCAAAAGAGGGGAAGTCCCCCGCACGTTAACCCGTGCAAGGGACTTCCCCGGTATGACTCCATATGCCTTTCTCCAGTTAATGCTCCTGGAGTGAAGTCTCTATAGCCTGTTTCCCGTCATTGAGCAATTCGGAAGCGTTGCGGCTGACTTCCTGTTTATGTCCCAGGCTGCGATCCGCCGTTTTGGATGAGCTCACAGGATACTTTGCGTCATAACGGTCGCCGATAAGGGAAAACAACTCGTCACGGTCATAATAATCTTCGTCCGGTCCGTCAGCGCAGTTATCGATATAGCCGTCCTCAAGAACGGTGACTTCACCACCTTCGGTGTAAGCCCGCCCGTATTTTTCATAGTCAAAGGCGCTTTCAATCTGACTCGAACTGTCGAGGATATGCTTCAGCTCCTCATTTTGCTCAACCATCTCGTGCCCGTAGTTTTTCTCCGGTGACATCGTGGTATAGATCATACTACCGAACTCATCCTTGTCGTAAGCACCATCGTATCCCCAGCTGTAAAATGGGATGTCGTCGGCCTGCTCGATGAGATTCATAAGCCCAACAAGACTTTCAGGAGTGTCATTCGCCTGAATCCATGCGCCCACCTTCTCCAGATCGGCTGGGTTTGCCGTGACGAGCTGCTTCGCAAGCAGGTTCAAGTCCTCGAGATGGCAAAACTCGTTAAAGAGCAGCCTCGTGCCGAAGGGGATGCCATCATAATCAGAGATATAGATTTCCTCATGCTGTGGATCCTGCAGGTGGTTGAGATGGAGAAAGTCCCGAATCTCAGCTTCCGTCTTCGGCAAGGTAATCCATGCATCGTGAAGGCTGCCCTCGTTGTAGTAACCGTAATTTCCGATGCACACATTCAGGCCTTTTGTGAAATCCTGTTCCATGGCTATCCCTTCTACTCTATAAACCGTAGGGCTGTTTTTGTAAGATTCTACCACTTTCCCCCCATCTCTATTTCAGTAGGATTGATATCCACTCATACCGCCAAAGAAAGGAAAACAAGAAATAATTTTGTGTCATCCGCACGTTGAATTTCAAAACGAAGTTGGTAAAATAGCCCAAGAGAAACACCAAAAGGAAAGTGCGTGTTTATGAATGAAACCATGAAGCCCTCTTGTGGGGAGGCATATGACGCGACGCCTGTCGCCGTCCTCGCCGCGAGCGAAACCCTTACTATCGCACTCGGCATGCTCACAAAGTCACCTGTCGCGGCAATCGTCGCAGGCGGCTTGACGGGCTGCGTGTGCAGCCTCGCCCTCCCGTCCATCAGCGGGAACATCCTCGCCCGCAAGCGCGATGCGATCCTTTCCTGGTGGGATGAGAACCTTGAGGTCTACAAGAAGTTCAAGGCGGAGAATCCCGACCGCGAGCCGAGCAAACGCGCCGAGAAGCGCGAGGAACGGGACCTTGCGATCTGGTGGCTCGACGCCATGAGGCTCGTCCGCACCAAGGAACTCATGCGTGAGAAAGTCGAGGCGCTTATCGAGACGGGCAGCCGCATGCCAGACGGCGTGAATCTCGATGATTATGAGACCGTCGAGGAGTACCGTGCCCGATACGTCGCACCGGTCTCCAAGATGACCTCTGCCATGCTTTCCCTTGCCGTTGGCCTCGGTACCGCCGCGACCTGCTATGTCGGGATGACCGGCAACCTCCACTCCCCGCTGCTCTTTCTTCTCGGCGGGATTACCTCGATTCTCGTCACGGCAGTCGGCGCGATGTGCGACCAGCGCTCACGCGTTCTGCCCTTCGGTCTGTCTATCGCCACGTACCCTCTCGCCGTACTCACGGCGTTCGGGCACGGCGGTGTAGGTGGACTGATCGGCAATCTGCTGTGCGGTGTGGGAATCTATGCGATTTTCGCCATCACCAACCATCTCTTCCGCATCACCGGCGGCGCCGATGCAGTCGGTGCCGGCGACCGCAGGCTCGTCCCGGCGATCGCGACGGCGTGCGGGTTCCACGGCACGGTATACGGCATGGGCGCGATGTGCATCGCCATGCTCGCCAACTACATCCCCCGCTACCGTGCGAAAGAGATCACCCTTAAAAGCCGCGTGCCCATGGGGCCTTTCCTGCTCGTCTGGCTTTGCACCGGCGTGCCCCTTGGGTGTATCATGTAGCAGTCTATCCCGCTGTCCCCCGCAGAGAAGTTTGGGGTAGCCGATCTGCGAGGAACAACTGAGAATAGAGTCTTTGCAACCGTCCGAATGGACACAAAGGAAGGAGAATTCCCATGAATTCCATTCGCAATCGCGTCTATGCCGGTGAGATCGCCGGCGGCGCCGACACCGTCGAGTACGTCATCGTCGCCATCGTCGCCGTCGTGATCGGCGCCGCTCTGATCGCCTTCGGCAACCAGATGCGCGACCAGATGGACAAGACCGGCAACTCCATCTCCCAGTGGTTCGACGGCGCCCGTAAGGCCGCCAACAACTCTGCCGGCCAGATCAACTCCGGCAAGAACCCGGCGTAGTCAACCTCCTTTCTCTCTAATAGCATAATACCATACTACTAAGGTATTTGTTCCGAGAATCGAGAATCCTGCAATCAAGGAGGAACAGGGCGTGAAAGGCATCTTCAAGAAACCGGAGTCCGAATCGGGCGCCGCAATCATCGAATTTGCGCTCGGTGTCCCGTTCCTCCTGATTTTTGCCATGGCTGCCATGGAATTCGGCCAGATTTCGGCGGCGTCAACCGCTGTCGACAACGCCGCCCATGCAGCCGCCCGAGAGCTCGCCGTAAACCCCAGCGGCGATGCCTCATCAGCTAAGGAGGCAGCCGTAAATGCCGCCTCCTCTTTTTTCGCTGAAAACATGAAGATCGAGACAGACGTCTCGGATGCCGAGAGGGAAGCGTACACGCACCGGATTCCCGATTCAAACGGATCGTCCTATACGGACAGGGAGTCGAATGTCTCAACCCGGAAATGCACCGCGACCGTATCCGTGACCATCCAGCCACAGACCGTTCTCGGCGATGCGATTTATGCCGCCGGAGGGTTCGGAGGCGGCATGACGATCGAATCCAACGCCGTGGAGTTAAAGGATGCAACGGTGGAAGGAGGTGCGTCCTCGTGGTAAGGATCCATTCTGAAAGAGGCTCGGAAGTCCTCGAGGCCGCCATCGTCCTCCCCATGCTCATCGTCCTCGCATTCTGCCTTATCCAAGTTTGCCTGATAGCATATGAGGGCACCGCGATGAGCGCCGCAATCGAGTCGGCCGCGATGAAATCCGATTTCTCCGCCGCAATCGCATCCGGAAACGTAAACCAGGCGGTAAAGGATGAACTCGCATCGAACACGCCGGGTATCGTCAAGAACAACATCACCGTGACGAACTCCAAGGTCTCCTATTCGGACAGGTCCGATGAGGCCACCGTCACCGATTCCGGTTCCACGGGAATCACGACCATCTCGAAATCAAGCACCACGGCGCTTCTCGAATCGACCGTCGACTATAAAGTCCCGACCCTGATTTCGGTCGGCAGCTTCGACGGTATCAAGATGTCGAAAACGATCAAAGTGGAGGTCCCGGTTTCCGAGAAAATGGAGGTGTCGCGATGACGCGCGTCCGCAGCGAATCCGGCGCAATCAACATCCTGAACGTCATCATCATGCTCGTGCTCCTCATCGCACTCGGCTTCGCATTCGAGCTCTCCGCAGCCCTCGACCAGCAGAACGCCCAGACAAATGACTGCTCCGCAGCCAGGGATGCCACCATGGCGTCGCAGAACCTCCTTGTCGCGAAGAACTCCGATGACCCCGGACTCGCAATCGCGACCGCGGCCGTCAAGTCCCTGCGTGCCAACGGGTTCAACGGCGAAGTCGAGGTCTGGTTCTATGAAGCCCCCTCCTCGGCCGTCCCCCAGAGCAAACGCGCGTGGGCCTGGGGCATCCAGACGAAATCGTCCTTGAAAGGATACTTTGCGACCTATTCGCTCGGAGATTTCGATATCCCCATCGGGGCGCACGTCACGGCACATGCCGTCCCCTACACTGCGGGAAAGGCATGGAGACCGGCGGATTCGGGTAACGGAAAGTATTCCTTCAAAGCCGGTTCGGACACCCCCGAATACGAGGAGTACACGTCCACGAAAGAGCTTCCGCAAGAAGTGATCGACGAGATGAAAACAGCCGTCAACCAGGCAACGAACAATAAATAGCCTTCCCAATGAGCTAAAATGAAAGGATATCAGGCGACATCATGTGCCAATGCCTGATATCCTTTTGTTATGCCGCGTGTCTGACGGCATCTCTACACAGGAAAGCGAGAAAGGAACACCATGCCAGACACCAACGATACCGATGCGATCCTCGCGAAAGTCCGTTCAGGCGAGCTTTCGGCAGGCGATGCAGCTGCCCTGATCGCGAATCTCCACGCCGCATCCTACAAGGCGATGCAGGACGCGCAGACTGCACAGGCTCAGCCGCCCGAGCCTCCCGCACCTCAAGCCGCCAGCCAGCCGGGCATGTCCCAGCAGGCACCGGTCGCGGCTGCCGCACCTTGCTATCAGCCGCAGGTTCCGGCTATGCCGGCATATGCCGCACCGACGCCCGATGCGGTTGCCGAGAAGGCTCAAGAGACGGTTCCGCAGCACCCTCAGGCACCTACAGCGCAGCACCCCTCTCCCTATGAGCCGCCTGCATATGTCCCGGCTGCATCGGCATCCGAGCCGCATCCGGTCTACGACCAGCCCTCTCCTGCCGTGAATCCGTATCGCCAGCCGACGCCCGATACGACTGCCACGCTTCCGGCGCAGGATGCCACTGCATCCCAGCCAGAAGTGGAAACCGCTTACCATCAGGCCTCGCACCTTCCGTATAATCCCCCGCAGGAGACCGACAAGTACATTCCCGTCAACGAGATGGAATCCTCCAGCTTCTTTACCGATCCTGAACCTGCTGAGGAACAGGAGCCGAAAAAGAAGCGCGAGAAGCCTGCAAAGCCATCGAAGCCGTCCCGTGCCGAACGCAAGGCCGAGAAGAAGAAGGCCAAAGAAGAAGCCAAGGCAGCGAAAGCCCAAAAGAGGGCAGCCGGCCGCCGTGGCGCCGCGTCCCCCAACGGTCCGAGCCTCACGGGCATGGAGAAGATTGCCGTGAAGGTCTCCCGCCTGCAGAAGGTCACCGCCGGTCTCGCTGTTATCGCCATCCTCGCGGGAGGTGTCGCCGTCGTATCGGAGATCGACGCCAACAACCGAATCGCAGAAGCGTTCTCCGGCACCACCGAAATCGTCGCTGCCACGAAGACCATCCACGCCGGCGACGAGATCTCCGCAAGCGACCTCGCCTTCGTTTCCGTTCCGAACAGCACGGTGGCGGACGGCGCGATTACCAAGAAGGATATCGACGACTCCTCCAAGACTCCCGTCGGCCGTGTCGCAACCCAGTACATCGCCAAGGGCTCCCAGCTCACCAACGCATCGACTGCCGGCAAGGACAACCCTGAGTCCCTTGCCGCCGCGATCGGGGACGGCATGGAGGCCGTGACCATCTCCGTCGATGCCCAGTCCGGCATGGGCGGCATGCTCCGCGTAAACGACAGGGTCAAGGTCATCCAGCCCAATGACGGCTCCCTCGGCGGCGACGGGTTCACCGTCATCGCCGACTCCGTGCGTATCGCCGCCCTCGACGGAAACTTCAGCTCCGGTAGCGGCTCCTCTGACGGATACAGCACCGTGACGCTCGAAGTCACGCCCGAGCAGGCAGGCAAGATCCGCACCGCCGGTGGCCTTACCCTTACCCTGCCCTCTTCTGCCGATACCACCGAGAGCGGTGAGTAGCCCATGGCAGACGAAACCGTTCTCAGAATCAAGGAGCGCATCCGCCAGGAGATGCGCGACCTGCTCGGTGTGACCATGGCCGACGGCGGCTCGATCGACCGTCAGGCGCTTTCGTCCCAGATCGACGGTGTCGCCCATGAAGTGTGCGCCGATTTCGGCATCTCCGACGAAAGCTGGATCGGCTACATCATCAAAAGCACCATTGACGATTTCATCGGCCTGGGTCCCCTGCAGCCCTTGCAGGACGATCCCAAGGTTGCCGAGATCTTCATCGATCCCGTCGGCGTCGAACCGAATGGAACATTTATCACACCGGTCGCCCGCGCCGAAGTGGACGGCCAGATCGTCGATTGCCCCGGTATCGACCTCGTCTCGCATGATGAGGTCGGTCGGCTTATCGGACGTATCGCCGAGGAGGCGAACCGCCGCTGCGACGATTCGTTTCCCGAGATGGACGCTACCCTTGCCGACGGCTCCCGTGTGCACGCAGCCCACCCGAAGGTCTCCCCCAACGGCTGGTCGCTCAATATCCGTAAATTCAGCAAGGACAAGCTAACCGCTGAGGACCTGCTGGAGCGCGGTGCCATGAGCGAGCCTATGTACATGTTTCTCAAATCGGCCGTCCAGGCCCGTGCGAACTTCATTATCTCCGGCGGCACCGGTTCCGGTAAGACCACGATGCTGAACGCACTCTCCGCCTTCATCGGTTATAACGAGCGCGTCGTGACCATCGAGGATACGCGAGAACTGCAGCTGAAGCAGCGCATCGTGATCCCCCGCGTCGCCTGCCCACCGAACTCAGAGGGCAAGGGCGAGTTTACGATGCATGAGCTCCTGGTCGGCGCACTCCGTGAGCGTCCCGACCGTATCGTCGTCGGCGAGTGCCGTGACGATGAGACTTACGAGATGCTTCAGGCCATGCAGACGGGTCACGACGGATCGCTCACGACGATCCATGCGAACGACTGCGCCGGTGCATTCACGCGTATCGAGAACATGATCCTGAAGAGCCAGGGCAACATGACCATGGAAGCGATCCGCCGCCAGATCGGTGCCGCGATCGATGTCGTCGTGCAGGTGAAGCGCTGGAGGGGCGGCTACCGCCGTATCGAGTCCATCACGGCCGTCGAGGGCTTTTCCGACGGTAACGTGACCCGCAACGAACTGTTCCACTGGGAGGGCTCGCCGGAAAACGGCAGGCATGTTGCCACTGGATACCAGCCGGCGCGTCTAAAGGAAAAGATCCTCGACGAGGGCGCGGAGTACGACCCCCGTTGGTTCGAAGGCGGTGTCTGGTAATGGAACCTGCTGTCATCATCATGATGCTGAGCGTTTTCTTCCTATTGCTTTCCATTACCGTCGGCCTCTATTCCCTGTTCTGCGGATTATCGGCTGCCGGCGATGTACGCCGCATGAGGAATTCGACTGCCCTTAGAACCGGCGAGTCGGACGATAAAGACAAAAAAGTCCCCACGCCCCTTCCACGTCTTGCTGAAGCCGGTATCGAAGTCAATGGCAAGACGTGGATTCTCCTCCTCGTCTTGCTCGCGGGAGCGGGTGCCCTTATCGGATTCATGGCCCTTGGACTTATCGGAATCGGTTTCGCCCTCATCGGGCCCCTGATTGCCGAGCTGTGGGTTCGTTCCCGCGGAAAGAGCCGAAAAGCACGATTCGATGAGCAATTGGCGCGGTCGCTTCCCATGGTCGCGGAAAACATGCGTGCCGGATCCTCGATTGAAAGAGCCCTGCGCTCTGTCGGGGAAAATTCAGACGACCCTCTGAAATCCGAGCTCCTGGCCTGTGCCGGCGCAATGCAAATCGATGGCGATATCGTCGCCGCGCTCGATGACATGGCGAAACGAACCGGCAGCAAGGACCTTGTCCTCCTGCAGGCCGCCGTGGCTTCGCACAAGGAGGTTGGCGGATCGCTGGCTGACTCGCTCGAGCGCATCGGAGACACCATCGACGCCCGGTTGTCGCTCCGTCGGCATATCGAGTCGGAGACGTCATCCGTGATCGCTTCCATGAAGGCGCTTATCGTGATGCTGCTCATCCTGTTCGCAATCATCATGGTCGGCATTCCGCAGGCATATGATTTCTATACGCAGGACCCGCTCGGCATTCCCGTGCTGATCGTCGTAGTGCTATTTGCGGCAACGGGCTCCGTCATCATCTACAAAATGGCAGACATCGACGTGGAATAGGAGCCAATCGAAATGAATATCCAATATCTCCTCGTGCTCCTGTTCGCCTGTGCTGCCGGCGGTATGACTTATGTTCTCGCCGGCGAGCCCTTCCGCAAGCCGCTGGCGCGCGCCAGGATGTCCATCGCCGCCCGTAAGGGGATGCACGCCAAACCGACGCAGCGCATGAAGATCGCCGAGGCAATCGACCGCGCCGGAGAGGCGTTCGAAAAGGTCATCCCGCTCAAGCTGTCGGAATCCCGAGAGCTGCAGGACAAGCTCGACCTGGCAGGGTTAAAGATAACCCCATCGACCTGGCGTGCCATCTCCCTCGGGATCACGATCTTCACCGCCATCATGCTCGCCGGTGCCGCCCTCGTGGGCGGATACGGAATCGCGATGGCACTCCTAGTCGGAATCATCGGCGCCGTCGGCGGATGGGCGGTCTGCGGAGTCTGGCTGTCGCATGCGGGAAAGACGCGCGGCGAAGAGATCGATCGCTATCTGCCACCGGCACTGGAACTGCTCACCATCTCCGTCTCAGCCGGCGTGCTCGTGGAGCGTGGATTCAGGCAGCTTGCCGAGAACAAGGCCCTCGGTCCGCTGGCAGACGAGTTCGCGCGTACCGATATGGAGATCTCGCACCTCGGCGTGTCCCGCGTAGATGCCCTGGACCATATGCGCCGCCGATGCGATTCACCGCTCATGGGATATTTCTGCGCGGCGTTAATCGAGGCGACCAGAAAGGGCACCTCGATCTCAGGCGTCCTCGAATCGCAGGCAAAGCTTGCACGCAAGGCGCGTTACGATGCGCTGACCGCGCAGATCAACAAGCTCTCGACGAAGATGGCTGTCCCGCTGGTCTTCTTCCTGATTGCCGTGCTCGTCCTCATCCTTCCCTCGCTCATCATTCCAACCGCAAGCATGCTCATGGAAATCATGTAGACGAGGCGATTAGGCAAAGCGAAAGCCCGGAGTGCTCTCACTGCACCCCGGGCTATATTTTTGCAAGTACAAAAGCAATTGTATAGCAAACTGCTTGAAATATAATATACAATATGATATAATAGCATCAAAGAAAGGGGAAATAAACATGGCACAAATTAGTTTAAGAATCGACGACGACGTAAAGAAGAACGCGGAAACGACTCTCGACGAAATCGGACTCAGTATGTCGACGGCAATCACGATCTTTCTGAAAACAGTGGTGCGCGAGCAGCGCATCCCCTTCGAATTGACCGCCGATCCTTTTTTTTCCAAATCAAATATGGAGCACTTGAACAGCGTGGTGAACAGAATTGAGAACGGAGAGGCAAAACTGAGCCCCCACGATCTTATCGATTAGGAGGGGAATATGGGTATCTTATGGGATGACGATGCATGGGATGACTATCTATACTGGCAGACACAGGACAAGAAGACCTTGAAAAGAATCAATGCCTTGATAAAAGAGATAGAGAGGACTCCTTATGAAGGAATCGGAAAGCCAGAACCATTAAAAGGAAACCTATCCGGTTGGTGGAGCCGAAGAATAGACGAGAAGAACCGAATAGTGTATCGACAGAAAGATGGAAATATACAAATAGCTGAATGTCGCACACATTATGGTAACTAAATATGGGCGGGAAATCTGACGATGGATTCCCCGCCCATATTTGCGTGACGATACTAAAAATATGGCAATCATGTTGCAGCAGATCGATTCAAAGCGGACCGCAAGATATATAATGGAATTTAACTATAGCTATTTCTATGAAAAGGAGTTCCATGCTGGGTAAGATAAAAAGCTGGGTGAGAGTCATCCCGATCTCGACAGAAGCTTTCGGGTTCGCTGCCGTCGTGGCGAGCGTGGCGCCCGTGCCGGACGCTATAGGCAATTTGGTAACTTCTATCAGGTACATTGCACTTTCGCATTCTGTCTGGTCTGTCCTGCAACCGGCAATTCCAGTAATCATTCTCGCCCTCGCAGCCATTGCGTTTTGTAAAAATAACTATAAGGTTGCACTTGCGGCTGGTATCGTCGCAACTATCTATTTTTTACTTCCGGCTTCCCATATGAGCACTGAGCCAGTTGTAATCCAGCTCTGCGATATCATCTGCCTTGACCTCTACACATTAAAATTGTGCGTTCAAGATAACTACGAAGAAACCGGTTATGCCGAATAGGGAGTTGAACGATCTAATGGAAAAAAGTAACGAGATCGCCCACGTCAATGCGGAACTCATCCCACAGGATAATTCTGCTGAAAGTGATGATAAGTCACTCTCCCGCCGCCGTGTACTCGAAGCCGGCGCAGCGGCGTTGGCATTGCTCATGATGCCCAAATTAGCGTTCGGAGCAACCTGTCCGGGCGGAAATCCTCCGAACGAAAAAGGTTGGTTCGGTTCAGGAAATGGATCTGTTGTCCATCATGGTGGAAACTATATCGGTGTTACATCTAAAACCTGGTGGTGGCAGGTCGGATATAGCTGGGATGCAAGCCAATGGCTTTGCGTCTCCTTCAGGGTATACGTCGAATCGATTTTTACGGATGAGCTCTATGATATTTTTAAGATTCACGTCCAGGCAAAATGCGGCGATGTAAACACTTCAACCGGTCATCGAATCTGGTATTCCAAATATAAAGATAACTATCTCCATTTTTGGGTGAGCAATCTTGGAATCGCCGGAAGTAGCCAAAAAACTGACTGGGAAGATAATAAATACTTCGCTTTCTCAAACGAAAACCTTGGTGGCGGAAATCGAAGTTGGTGGAGCATTACTGGCTGGTCCGATTTGGGATACGACTCCCCGACATATCTCTATAAGCGGAACAATGGTCTTCAAGACGCCTATTTCGGTCTTGGAGTTTATGTTTATAACGTCATGAGCGGAGGCGTTAATAACTGGACTACACCTGACAGAGTTTTTCTTAGCGGATTTACAAGTAACTCTGATTCCTTCATGGGCAGTGATATCCACGCAAGAATCGATAAAATTACCCTCGACCAGGACATGTCCCTGTTCGGCAAGATCGTCGCGATCGTTCCGGATGCCGTCAAAAGCGGATATCAATGTCTGGATGTCGTCAATGCCGGACAGGTATCGATGACTGGAGTCCATCTTTACGGATCAGACGGTACCGGCGCACAGTTCACAATGAGAAACTTCATCATGGGCCTCGGAGCAATGGACGAACGCGGCGGAATCACGTTCTATATCTATCCCGCGCATGTCAAGGGATTCAAGCTCGTACTGAATGCATATGGCGGCCGCACCGAGCTCGCCGCCGCCGCTAGGGAACGAAGAACCCCGTCAACCACTCAAAGCTTGTACCTCTATCAAGATGACAACTCAAACGCCTGCCGGTTCTGGGTCACAAAGAGCGTCGATAAGAACGGCCGATACAACATCATCAGCGATGCGTCCGGCTTTGCGCTCGATCGCGCCGATGGCAAGTTGGGAGACGACACGGCAGTTCGCCTGCATTCCGACGGTATTCACGCTTCCGAATGGACGAATGAGGCGCACAAGTGGCGTATAGAGGAAGTGTTCTTCAAGGGCACGATCTCGCTCGATGCCGAGCGTGTCGAGCCCGGCAAGACGATCTCTGTCATCGACCCGTCAAAGACGTGCACGCCCTATGATTACGCCAAGACCGGTTCAGTGAAATACCTGTACCGCTGGTACTGGATGCAAGATGAGCGGGAAAGCCCGTTTGCCGAAAACAAGTATCCCGAAGCCTTTACGTTAAGCAGCTGGTGCCATCTTGCAAATTGCGGTGATCAGGTTTGGCGCGACGCATATGCTGGCGCGGGATACCCCGTCCGCGACACTAATTTCTTCGTCGAGTCCTTCAAGCTGAGGATCAAGTACGGCACCGGTTTCATCGAGAACAACGCCGACTTCGGAGCAATCTGCTACGCCGGATGCATGGGCATTGAGAATTCGGGAGATTTCTCCTGGTCCGATGTCTGCCGCGACGGCGAGGAACTTGGCAAGGGTGGCGTTAGCAACCGCATTACCGGTATCAAGATCTGGCTTGAGGGAGATATCGCCAAGGAATACGATATCGCCTATCGCGCCTTCATCTATGGGCAAGGCTGGACGGAGCGTTTCCATTCCAACGGTGGTTCTCAGGATGATGCGGAGCTGTGCGGTTCGGATGATGCATCCGGCAGCAAGGGAGCCATCAAGTGTATCCAGGTATTCGCCATCCCGAAGCCGCGCGGTGCCAAGCTGGCACGAGAGTTCGCCGAGGACAATTCGTTTATCCCGGAAAACTCCCATTCGGGTGGCTATCTCACGGCACAGGCGATGCTCGCGCTCAACCTCGATGACACGTCGGGGTTCGATGGGCACAAGATGATCGCCGATGCGTATCAGGGCGACAGTTCGAAGGGCCTGGAAGCTCTGCCCGTACCGCCGACTCCTCCGTCTCCTGTCGGTATCAAGGTGTTCTATTATGTCGACGGTGAAACCGATCCGTGTTTCGAGGAAGAGTACGAGATGGGAACGACCTATCAGGTGAATCCCGATGCGACTGCCGCCGGTCAGAAAGACAACTGCCTCGATCTGGTCTGCTGGTACACGGATCCGGAGTACACGCAGCCCTATGAGTCGCAGGAGCTTGCCACTTCGTTGAAGCTGTACGGTTACAACCCTTGCTCGGTGAAATACGATACGACCACCCGCAGCAGCGTGCTGGACACCTCGTATAACTGGTCGACGGACGCCGACCTTGGCACCGCGCTCGATCTGGCAGCCCTGTACCCACAGGACGAAGTCGTTAAGTATGGGACGAAACTGACGTTTGCCGGTCCGTGGTCCGCTTGGTGCGAGGATGCCGGGAAGACACGCTGCGTGTCCAGCACGCCCGGTGTATACGCTACCTCGGGCGCTAGCGGATCCCCGATCCTCTCGGCGACCATCAAGGGCAACACGACGGTCTACGTCGATTGGCCTTGGAGCGGCTACGACGGCGTCATGAGCGCCCGGTCGTAGCGGATATTGAAAGAGGGGCAGATGGAGTTTCATCTGCCCCTCTTTTTTACTATGAGTTTTCAAACGTGAATATTAAGACAAAGAAAAAGGGCGAGACCTAGAGCGTTTGGCCGGGATCCAGTTTCCCGAATACTACTCTAAGCTCGCCTCTGATACTATTATACAAAACCATCTTTGTATTTGCAACCGTGGAAACAAGCAGGTCTCCTCTGCCACTAATCCATAGGTTGAACAAAGAAAAGAATACATGCGCTCTATTCAAGAAATGAAAGATGAATCCACCCGTTAAAATTCGCAAGCGCTTGCGAATAAAAAAAGAAGAAGGCTGCGGAGAGAGACCGCAATCTTCTTCTTTTCCTGTATAAAAATAGGCTGATGCCGGTAGATAGGAATACCGGCCAACAAGGTGATTCCCGAAGGAATCTTCGAAAACAATACTACTATAGCATAGTATAGGCAGTTTGTCTATTTCCTCTGTCGCGCCGGCAAGACATCGTCGGGATCGATCTCATAGAGCCCGAATGCCGCCGCGATCTTCATCATGTCACGCATACCGGCAAGATAGGCCGTATCGACCTGGTCGCAGGCATGGACGCGGACAGCGCGGATAAAGCGATCCGTCACATTCCGAAGCTCCTGCGGGATCTCATGAGAGATCTTGAGCCAATCCTGCTCCGCAAGATGCTCTTCCATCTCACTTTGTCGGAAGCCGGGGTCACGCTCGCTCAACTCGACCATCGATCCGTCCTTCAGCTCAGACAGAGCCGAGCGCAAAGCGACCTGAAAGCTATTTTCCTCCATACGTATCCTCCTTCCGTTAATGCGATATGCTAGTATTATAGCACTATAGCAGCCGAAAAGCAACCGTATGTTCGAGCGCCCAAGGTATATCGCACCTTTCAAAACCGATGAAGGCAATAGCCCGATTTATCCGACACGAGCCTGTAAATGCTCTTCGGAAAATACTCTTCAACTGGGACTGATTCCCTTGCCGCATCGAAGAGGCCGGATTTCAAGGCATGAATTATCCGCTCTTCCGCAACTAATGCCATGAGCTCGCAGTTACTCAATGCGAAGAATATGATCTTCTCCGTGCCGAGTAATTTGACGGCACTCTCCCATACCGATGACAAGAGCAGCGACGAAGCCCCTCCAACTCCCCCGCTCAGCCTACCGATCTCCAACATAGCGAGCTGTCCCGTTGTGCCGGTGAAGCCGATCCGTATATCCGATTTGAGGTTGCGGGATGCATATTCGAACAGCTTCCCTCTCGGCAAGTCGAATGTATCGAGATTGTCATACGTCACGATTGCGGCCGCGTAGCCGTCCGTTTCGGATTCACCCTCGACGACGTAGGTGACAAGCAGATCGAGATAGCGATCGTAGATGATCCCCAACTCGTCATAGCCGTCAGCCTTCCAGGCCGGCGACAGCACCGGATAGATCCTGTACGGTATGACTTCTTTAGCGGGGACCTTATATATCCCGTATTCCATATCAAGGTCGCATATCGGCTGCCCCACATCGAACATATCAACCATTTCATTTCCCATCCGATCTCCTATCGGATGGAAGCGGCGATACCCACCGCGCCACATCCTTCCCATATCAATTCCTCCTGTAATGCTTTGTGTAATAGTACTATAACATCAAAAAAGCGTATTGATACAGCCGACTACATTTACGATGGTTTTCGGTATATTTCGATGAGATCCTTCCCGATACTTCCTATAGTCGCTTGAAACAGGGAGGTACGACGAACGGTAATGAAAGGGGCAAAAAGCCCCTTTCATTACCGTTCTCTTTCAGTTCTTGAAACTGAGTCATTCATCCGCGGTATCTGCAAAACCTTATCTCGCTTGACATGCAATGGCTCCTTTTGCCCGACTGCCAACTTTTCAATATGCCGTTGAACACTGCCGATATTTCGTTCGATGCGACTTTCGATAACATCAAGTCGAGCTTGGATACCATCGTTCCCATGGGACAAGATCTCCTTTGCCTCAAGAGGGAAACCGACAAGCTTGTCCCTATCGAACCAGCTGTAATTTCTGAAAAGGCTGAGTTGCTTGTCCGGAGCCATACCTTTCGGTCCGAACGGCTTCGCGATATAGCTATCTTCCGCGAGAATGTTGTAGGCATGACACCAAAGGCTTGTTCCGTTATCGAAAATCGGCGCAAGCCTTGTAAATTCAAGTGTTTCAACATTTCGGATTACCCCGAAGTTACGCCAGTGCCGATCTTGATTGGCAAGAATGTAATCACAGGTGAACATCTTCGCCAAGCCTTCCTCTATATTTTTAAGGCCAAGGCTCTTGTAGGTGTCCACCAGAAAGTCATAGTCACTCATAGAATTAGGTTTCTTTCGCGTTGAAAGTACGTCATATGCGGTGACTAGCTCCTCATCCTGTCCGAGCATGTTCTCACATGCGGAATAGATTCGTCCCTTTTCCTCAAAGAGGAAGTAAGGAACGTAATCGTTTCTGCTTAACAGGCGGTTATATAGCGCCGTCGCCACAACTTCGTTCAGAACTTCCTGTCGTGTCGACCCAGTCCCGCCTTTCACAAGGATTCGCTTGCCATTGACGATTTTCCATTTTTTATTGAGATCGCCGCCAAGCGTCGAATTCGGCGACATCAGGTTCGGATTGCCGGACGATTCCTGTCCAAGAGTCAACATTCCAAGATCGTCTGTAAAGTCATTGTCGAAGAAATTGACATCCTCCCATTTCAAAGGATTCTTACTGTCGTTGATCCAGTAACGATCAGACAGCGAAAGTCCAAAATTCTCCTCCACCAGTTCCAACGTGCTATTGAGATTCAAAGAATCGAGAAGTTGCTGAATCTGATGTCGGGACGCCGGAATCGCACGCCGGCGCCACCAGTCGTTGAGTGCACGCCTAGTCACGATACCTTTTGAATCAGCGAGAGCCACGGGTGCATATCTGAGATCATGAACATCAACAATCTTCACCACTGCGTGAATATCGCGGTCGTATCTGAAAGAAACAACGGGGCGGTTCTTGTTCATCAATGTGTATTCAGCCATCTTCATGATTTCCCCTTTTGATATAATAATACAATTATACCATTAACGGCACGACGATTCAATCTCGAGCACTCGACTTGATTCAAGGCATTCGAGCAGCGCGAATCAGATGCCACCCGAATGCCCCGAGGGGCCGCCCTTTATTAAGGGCGGATAACTGAAAGGCGGTACTCGCCGTCTGCAAGGCGCATCGGATAGATACTGTCCGTGAGCCGTTCCTCCAGCGCGACTTCCATCTCATTGATTTCATGAACCATTGCGAGAAGCGTTTCCGGTTCACCGGCTGTCTGCGCTACAACAATGACCTCTGTAATGCTCGATGGAAGGAAGACAAGGCTATCGGTCCCGAACATCTCGGCAAGTCTCCTGCGAACCGACGGGAGCAACATTGCCGCCGCCCCGCCGAACTGTTTGTCTTTCCTGGTCGCCGCAACCATCTTGAAGCCGGATGCGTCATCACGCAGCGTCATGAAATCGACAATCCCTTCAAGGTTGGCAAATGCAGCCTCTCGGATCTTCTGACGGGAAATTCCGAAAGTCTCAAGATGGCTGTCCTGAAGTCGAATCGTTCCGATTCCATCATTCATCTGCATCAGTTCGACGCGATATGTAATCAGCATGTCGAGATATCGATCGAATGTGATACCGGCCTCCGTAAAGTTTTCCTTATTGTTTTCGGATACGACAACTGGATAGATTTTCTCGAACAGCTCACCGCTCTTGAAAAGGGCATTCAGTCTCTCCCCGATCGTCTCCTGGTCTTCCGTCACACAGTATCTTCCGTCGAGATCGATCAGGGTATCGAAAAGTTCCCCGTCTGACATCTGCGCCCAGCTCTCGTTCTGGTAAACGTTTACAGATACCGTTGTCCCGGCATCCAAGGTGTACCCACGCTCGATACCATTGTTCACCGTCTTCTCAGCGTAGCGAAGTCTGAATTTGGCATCCTTCTGTTCCGCGATATGATTCAGCGCCGGCAATCTCATCTCCAATTCCTCCCTGGTCATCATTCTCTGTCCATTCATTTCTCTTCTTTCTTCCATTTGGTTTTCCTCCTTGTTTTTCAACCTGCTGTTTTCTTTGGTGCTCTTGCAGGTTCGGCACTCAACATCCGCTCTTCCGTCGGCGCTTCCGAACCCTGTTCAGTTTTCAATGTGCTGGCGATTTCCCGTCGCCGGTATCCGTTCAAGACCACGATGGGACTGAAACGACAAGGGACAAGTGAAACGATGCGCCGTAGGGCAGCCCTTGCGTTTCCGGACCTCGGTGGGCTAGGAAACCCGCGAGCGACGGGGACCGCTCACATGGAACTAACAGTGATCGGTTGCAAAGATGGGCAGATATCGCGGCTTTGACGAAATCCGCAAGCGTTTGCCAAAATACGGTTCAGCAAAAACATGGAGAGAAACGTGATGGTCGGATGAGAATGAGTGGTAGAATCTTACAAAACAGGGAAGGAGGCAAGTGTTTGAGGGAAATCATCGTCGACAGGGAAAATGGAGCCAAGGCATTCGTCCTATTCGAACTCACCAAAGGCAACATCGCGGAAATCAAGGACCGATACATTCTGGAGCAACTGCGTTCCGCAATCGATAGCCCATGGAGCACTGCCCTTCCCGACGGAATTCGCTCAGCTCTGACACGTTCGGTTTCAGAAGAGATGGAAGACAGATTCCTTCTCGAGAACATGGACAAAGATACCGATAGGAGCGTCAGGAGCGCTATCAGGAGTGCCGTGATAAAGGTCAAAGGGCAGCATGGGGTCAAAAACGGACCCTGGGCCGATGCATACGGCGATGCCGATGTCCTCGATTATGCCTACCAGGAGATTATCACGCGATTCAGCGATGGTCCGGGCGCCCTGCTCGATGAAATCGAAATCCCTGAAGGATACCGGATTATCTCAGGTGAGAAATGGGCAAGCGACCTTTCGGGAATCGGACGGGAATGGGTCGATGACATCAACCCCTTCCTCCTGCTGGCGGATAAGACCGGAGAGCTCATGATTTGCGACATCCTGTCGAAGCGGACCTTGCCAGTCGTTGCCGTCAGAAGCGATTTCGCAGAACGGTTTGACAGGCTTGCCGACGAAGACGGCATGATCGGCGATAAGTTCTGGACATATGCCTGCATCGCAGAGGCCAGGAGCCGCAATATGACTTTCGATTTCCGCGGTGCGGTATCGAGGGCATTCGAATTGAAGGGGCGAGTCGAAAAAAGCGATTCGCCAGGGCGAGACGATGGAAAGTTGACCGTGAAGGGCGAGATCGCGCGAGCGGGTGCCGATAAACTCGCCGAAGAGGCCAAAAAGAAGGGAGAGTTGTTGCTTGACGGGTGATGCAAGAGAGATCGATTCGACTTGCAGGACGGATGGCAACTCGAATGGGCGATGCGTACCGCGACCCGCATTCCATGCGGTGCCTGACGGCACCTATGATTCGCTCGCCAAGGCTCGCTCGATGGATAGATTTTCAGGATCAAAACGACTAGAAGGAGACGACAAATGACAATGACTAAATTCTCCCGCATCAACAAGCAGCGCGAGGAAATCACCATGCGCGTTCTGGAGGACATGGAGAAAGGCGGTAACGAGTGGAAGAAACCGTGGGTAGAGGCCTCCCCTCTCCCACCGCATAACCCGGTCTCCGGTACCCAATACAGCGGACGCAACTTCCTCTACACATATGTCTACGGCATGATGCGAGGCTATGCCGACCCGCGTTGGGCTACCGAGAAGCAGATCAAGGAAATGGGCTGGAAAGTCCCAGAGAACCTGCAGAACGAACGCGGGGGCATCAATGACGAACTCGGCGTAGGCATCGAGCATTGGGGCATGTACGCCTACATTCCGCGCGTCAAGAAAGACGGAACGCCGCTTACCGACAAAGGGGGCACACAGAAGTTCACCAGGGTCCGCGCCGTCAAAGAGAACGGCGTCTGGGGACGTTACCGTAAAGGCGATAACGGAAAATATGAATTCGAGCAGCTGCCGAGTGGCGTCCATCCGCACCCGGAATGCGACCGCTACTTCAAGGTCTTCAACCTCTCACTTATCGAGGGCGTCCCGCCGCTTCCCGTTCCCGACCTCGCGCCGAATGACGATATCGAAGTCGGGCTCCTTGCCGACGACGTGATCGCGTCGAGTAGGTGCGAGGTGTTCGAGGGGAGCACCGACGGCGCCTACTACAACTTCGTCAATGACAAGATTTCGGTTCCGTTCCGCGAGGCGTTCAACAGCAATTCCTCGTTTCTCGCCTCACTGCTCCATGAGATGGGCCATTCTACAGCGCCCGCACTTGACCGTCAGATGACGGGTGACATGCGCAGCAAGGAATATGCACACGAGGAGATCGTCGCCGAGCTAAGCAGCATCTTCAGCTCCGTCGACCTTGCCGTCAAGGCAGAGACCGACCCCGAGGCCGCCGGTTATGGCGAGCATGTCGCTTACCTCGAGTTCTGGAAGGGGCGTCTCGACAGCGTGGTCGGTACGGACGAATATGAGGCGACCAAGGAAGAACTCTGTGACGATTTCTTTGCCGCCGCTTCCCAGGCATCGCAGGCGACCGACTTCATCATCGATCGCTACGAGCAGGAAGTCGGGCATCCGGCAGCCGGCAAGGAGATCGTGCAGAAGCTCGATATGCCCGAAAAGACAGAGCAGGAAGATCGCGCCGGCCGCAGTCTCTCGCACAAGAAGGAAACGGCTCGTGACGCGTCTGCCCACATGCAGGGCGACCGCGCAGACCTTGTGAACATGCGCGATGAAAATGCCATCGGAGCGTAAGCAAAGGGGAATGGGCAATGGCTAAGTTTGATTTCGATAAACCCGTCGCCAGTTTCAGCTGGTATCTGCAGAACGGCAGCGCCGATGACAAAAGGGGTAACCGTCTCCACGTCGGTACCGGACAGAACGCCCAGATCTATTTCGACCCGGAGAGCGGTGAGTTCATCGGCAAACTCAAATATGTCGACGACTATATCGACCTCGCGGACGGCGCAAAGCAGCATTTCGAGCTGCCCCGCACAGCCCGCGAGTATAAACCGAGCGATTTCAGTCCGAAATTCCCGATCTCTAACGTCAAATTTGAAGTAGATGAGTCCGTGAAGGATTTTATCCACGTCCTGCCGCGCGGTCTCTTCTTCTACCAGAATGAATTCTACGATGCCGTCTTCGGGGACAAGACGGACTACCCGGAATCACTTAAGGATTTTCTCTTCACCCGCACGGGCGACATCGAGGTCGCCGGTGAATTCTATGGAGCAATCGAAAAGTGGCCGCAGAGCGTCTATTGCACCCTCGTGGAAAAGTGCAATGTCGAAAACCGTCCCATTCCAGAATATGAGAACGATCGGGCTCTGCCGCTCGACCACCATAAAGAGCTGCTGGCGTCCCTTAAAGATTATTTCGGATGCGGAGAGAGTAATTACAGGACGCCAGGCGACCTGATCGCTGCCAGGAGCTACGGCTCATATCTCTCCGGTATCTCGCTTAAGTTCAATCCCCAAGACGTTATCGCGGCTGTAGAACATGCTACCGAGACTGTTCAGGCCGAGCTGGTCCCCTATCTCTCAGACAGCTTCGGACCCGATAGATATCTTCCCTGCGGCTGCCATGTTACCGTCCCGATGAATAATTCGATTGAAAATGCGGCGCAATCGATCAAGGAGCTGCGGGATGCCGGAGTGGATCTTGACGCCTTGCCGAACCTCAGCTGCGACGAATGCAGCCAGCTCACCGCTAAAGTCATCTCCTATGCAAAGAGGAAAGTGCAATCGGCACCCGACCGCAGTCTTGGACACAAACATGAAGTGAACCGCGATGCGGCGCAGCGGATACAGGCAAGTCGTGAAAACGCCGTAAGCATGATCGATGACCATGCGATCCACGCATAAAGGAGTAAAAACAGACATGGATACTGAAATAACTCTCGATCTTAATAAACCGCTCTTCAGCTATAGCCGATACGAAATAAACGATCACGGTTACGGGGACGACTTTATCCACCGCGACGGCGACGGCGTCAACATGCAGGTCTTTTTCGATCGGGCCACCGGCGAGTTCGTCAGCAAGGGCGTGTCGATCTCTGATTTCACCAATCTCGTCGAAGGCAAATCTGCCCGTGACACGAATGCCTGGACTAGGCACTCGCTCGACCCGAAAGAACTCCTTCCAGATGACATCTCCAAAGTCGAAATCAACGATGGGATGATGGCCTTTCTGAAAACGTATAGGTTCAACGTATCCGATGAACACACCGGTGACCCTATCCGACAAGAGATATATGACTTCGATTTCAAGGATGCCGATTTCTACAGTGCGCTTTACGGTGAAGTCGGAAACTGGCCGCCTGCTGTTTTACGGGGAATTGTCGATCGATTTGCCGAGACCGGCACGCATGTGCTCGAATTCAAAAGCGAGTATTCGCTACCGACCGGCTACCATGAAAAACTGTTCGATGCCTTGAAATCATATTTCAAATGCGCCGGCGAGGACTATACGACTATCGATGAAACTATCTATATGGAATACGGCGGCGGAGCCGATGTCGATGGGTACAGCCTGAAGTTCAGTCCCGAAGCCCTTGTCTCGGCAGTTGAAAACGGCTCCCGCTCGCTCGAAGGTGAACTTGTCCCATTGATAGACTATGAGCTGATCGGCGGAGGCGAAACGTATGAATATCTCCCCTGCGGCTGCCAAGTCGATATTCCCATGAATGATTCCATGGTCGCCGCATCTCAGTTCCTTAGAGATCTGCAGAATGCCGGAGTGGATATCGGCAAACTGCCGAACCTCAGTTGCGACGAATGCAGCCAGCTCGCCGCCAAAGTCATCCCCTATGCGGAGAATAAAGCGCAATCGGCACCTGACCGCACCCTGGGACATAAACGTGAAGTGAACCGCGATGTGGCGCAGCGGATGCAAACTGAACGAACGACGGTCAACCAGATCCGTGAAGCAGACACCGTAGGCGAATAGATAAAAGGAGCGAATCACAATGTCCGATTACATCAAATATATGTACCGCGAATACCTTGAAGGCCGCACCCGTATCAAAAAAGTCAATGAGGACCAGCCATTATTTCCAAACACCGGCGCCGGCCTATTGATCCAAAAAAACAAGCTTACCGACGATTGGACCGCGCTGAACGTCTCCGACGGGCATTATGAGGAGGAGTCTTTCAATCATGAAGCCCTTGCCGCGGCCTTTCTTCAGGGCGCGAATATGGGACAGCTGCGTATGTTAAACGAGATACTTGACCGCGCCCGGCTGAACGGACCATATTGCCTGGAAAACGTCGCCGACGCATTGCTGTCTTTTGCACCAGCGTGCAAGGCTGAATCGCTCATGGAAAACCCCATGCTGCATTTCATCGAGCTTTCCAAGTCCTTCTCCAAGAACGGCGGCATCTACGATCCCGTCCACGGTATCTATATCGACTCCAAAGTCAATGGGATGGGCGATGTCCCACATTTCACGTTATATGATGTGTCGGTCGCAGACATCGAGGAATGTATGGCCTGGGGTACAAAGCACCTCGATGAGGTTCCCGGACAGATCCATGTCGTGAACGGTTCCCCCCACATCGCGACAATCTACGTTACAGGTCCAGATGACCGTCGAATCAATGACCTTATCTTCACGCTTTGCGAAGACGATCGCTGGTGCGATGTCTCGGAACTCAATGCGGAAACGCTCGCCCGTTTCAATGAAGTCATTGCAAAGGCGGACCGTATCGAAGCGGGTATCGTAAAAGATGACGAGTGGCGCGACGGGATGGTCGAGCAGGTGTCGGGGTTCATGGATAAAATCAAGGATATGGATGCAGAGGAGGCGGAAGGTGCCGACACGGTGCTCGCCGAGACATTCAATTCGATTGACGCCCTCTCGACCGATGCCGCAATTGATTTGCTGCGCGTCTATTCGAGTTGCGATGCATCCGGACGCGATGCTGTCGCCAAGACGTTCTATGCGTTGTCCGGTGAATCATTCGACTCTTATCTCATGACGGCATCGGAAGTATGCAAGAAAACGCTCGGTATGCTTGAGCCCGAACCGCCGCAGCCTGCAAAGGCGAAGAACCTCTCCCAGAAAACCGCTTCCTCGCGTGAGGCATCGACTCGATTGTCTGATGAGATCGGTGCGAAGCCCTGCACACGCGAAGAAGGCACCGTCGGCGACAGCTGATCAGCGAACGGAGGTCTAGGGTTATGACGCAGGTGGTATATGGACAAAAAGGCTACTTAGGCTCCTCAATGAGCGTACGTGCAGCCGAGGCGTATGAACAGGGCGAGATGCCGATCAGCAGATGGACCAAGACTGCAATCATCCACGCGGTCAAGGACTACTGTTTCGATTTCGATCTGGCTTACGATCCGGATATCGAAAAGAAGACGAAAGCCGAACTCGCTAAAGAATTCCTCGAGTATAAATCTTGGCATCATTCCAGCCGTACCGCCCGCGAGGTCGAGTTTTTCGGTCTCAATGAAGATGCCGTCTGCCGGAGTTTCGAGCAGATGAGCGAGGAGCAGATTATCGAGCGAGATCGACAGATGGCAGATGAACGGGCTGCGCTGGAGGCGCGACTCCAATCCATGCAGTCGCGGGAAAAGGAATTCGAGAAAAAATTTGAATGCGACCCTTCAAGCGTCTTGGCATACGAGGCGATCCATCCGGAGATGTGCGAACGCTTCATTTCGAGACGCAAGAATACCGAGATGATTAAATACCGATTGCCGACCGAAGCGGTCAAGGCCGGTATGAAAGAAGAACAGGTCTGCCCTGTCGCACACGCAAGTCAAAGCCGCGTCGCCTATTTCCACGTATTTATGCAGGGAACCGGAAAGAAACGACACTGGGAGAATGTCGACTTCGAGGCTCTTACTGAAAAATTCGATAAGGCTGCCGAGAAGGGGAAGCGTGCGAAAATGCAACCAAAGGCGAGACTCGATGCAAAAAAGACTTGCGTCGATGAAGCGATGAGGGTGATGCGGGAACAAACCGACAATTCAGGCGACAAAGCAAAGTGCGCGCGCATTACTGATATCTCGCATAATTTCTCAATGCGCCCGAAAGATGAATCATTAACACATGATGGTGAAAACACTAACAGGTAAGTAGAGGGAAGTCAGATTGGGGGCTGGTTCCCTCTTTTTGCGTTCGTTGTAACTGACATGAATACATGGTATAATAGTACTAGCTGCAAAACATAGGGAGGAACGCAAATGAACAAGTTGGAACTTGAGCTGGATGAGAAAAAAGTGCTTGCTGATGGTGAGTATAACCTTGATGAGCTTTACGGATATATCGACTACATCGCCGTGACCGAGAAAGGGCTTCGTAAGGAAGGGAGCTTCTACATCGAGGATGATCCGGTTGACGACGGTTTTGGAATGATTGCTGCTGTCGAGCTGATTCTTCTCCGGAACGATTGGTTCCGGAAATACGTGAAGACACTCAACTGCTACTGGTGGGATGAGGAAACAAACAGTTTCGATGTTGAGGATGGGATTGAGGAAGCCGTGAGAAATTGGGGTTCATTTCATTCGGGCACCTATTCCTTCCCCACCGGCATCCGGAAAGATGCGATTCCGATGCACAAGCTGGAACTCATCTTGGATGAGCAGAGAATCATCGACGACGGGCTTATCAGGATCGATGATGTGAACAATTACCTCGCCAAGCTGATCGTCGAGACAAATGGTCTTCGCAGGGAGGGAAACTTCTATATCGAGGAGAATCCTGAAGACGGTCTGGGTGCAATCACCCATATCGCCCTCTGTCTCTCGAAGCAGAACTGGTTCAGGAACTACGCGAAGGTCCTGAAGTGCTATCGTTGGAATGCCGATACGCAAGATTTCGATATCGAGGATGCGATTCAGGATATGATTTTTGCCGATTTTCCAGTCAGCTAATATTTTGGAGTGCCCATGGGAAAGACGTTAAAGAAATATCTACTTTTTGATCTTGACACCACCGCTCTTAAAGAAGAGTTCGGACCAAAGAGATATACAGTTGTCTATTCCATGATCAGACAATTCCTAGAAAACTGTGGCTTCGAACACAAACAAGGGTCTGGATATCTTTCCACTGAACCGATCTCTCTCAACCAAACAATCGCTATCTACCAAGCCATGACAGAAGAAATGCCATGGCTTGATTCGTGTTCCAAGACAATGGACGTCGGAAACGTCAGACGATTTTACCGAAACCGTCGTAAAGCCCCTGGATTTATCTATGGGGATATAAGACGGTAGATATTAGACAACTCAATGATGTATAATATCTATACCATGAAGTACCAGAGCAACCGTAACATAGTGTTTTCCTGCAACTACCACGTGGTCTTCTGCCCGAAGTACCGCCGACCCGTCCTCGTGGACGGTGTCGACGATCGCTTCAAGGAGATCGCGTGGGAAGTCGCCAGCGAGCTCGGTTTTGAGATCGTCGAGATGGAGGTCATGCCCGACCACGTCCACCTGCTCCTGTCAATCGATCCCCAGCTGAGCATCCACCGGGCGATCAAGCGCATCAAGGGGAGGTCAAGCCACGACCTGCGCGAGGAATTCCCGTGGCTCAAGAGCCGCATACCGACGCTCTGGACGAACAGCTACTTCGTGTCGACCGTGGGAGGTGCACCGCTCGCGCAGGTGAGGAAATACATAGAGAGACAGAAGGAGGTCTAGCCGATGGAACGCGGATTCAAATACCGAATTTACCCGAATGAGTCACAGCGCGACCAGATCGCGCGGACGCTCGGTTGCTGCCGTTTCGTGTACAACCGCGCCCTCGACGTCAAGAAGTCCGCTTATGCGAAGACGGGCAAGACGGTCTCGTGGGCGGAGCTCTCCCGAATGCTCCCTGCGTGGAAGCGCGACCCCGCGACCTCCTGGCTCGCGCAAGCGGACTCCATGGCGCTCCAGCAGTCCATCCGCGACCTCGACCGCGCCTATAAGAACTTCTTCCGACGCGTGCGCGAGGGTGGGAAGCCGGGCTTCCCTAAGTTCAAGTCGCGCCGGCACGCCCGGCAGTCCTACCGCACCAACGGCGGCAAGATCGTCGACCGCAACCATATCGCGCTGCCGAAGCTTGGGACTGTCCGGGCCAAGGTATCACGACCGCTCCAGGGGCGTTTCATGTCGGTCACGGTCTCCCTGGACGCGGCCGGCTGCTACTTCGCCACCTTCCTCTGCACCGACGTGCCGGCTAAAGACATGCCCGCGACCGACCGGGAGGTCGGAATCGACCTCGGCGTCGAAACGCTCGCGACTTTCTCGGACGGCACGAAGATCGGAAACCCGCGCCACCTCAAGAAATATGAGCGCAAGCTTGCGCGGGAGCAGCGTAGGCTCTCCCGCAGGAAGGGCGCACGCAGGGGCGAGAAGCAGTCGATGCGGTACCTGAAGCAGAGGAAAAGGGTCGCCCGGGTCCACGCGAAGATCCCCGATGCCAGAACCGATGCCCTTCACAAGGTCACGACCATGCTCGCGGACGAGAACCAAGTCCTGTGCATGGAGAACCTGAACGCCAAGGGCATGGTGCGAAACCATCATCTGGCGAAAGCCGTGTCGGATGCCTCGTTCGGTGAGTTCGCGCGGCTGCTTGAGTACAAGTGCGCCGAGCGCGGGCGCACGCTCGTCAAGGTCGGGCGCTTCTACCCGTCAAGCAAGACCTGCTCGGCCTGCGGGCACAGGCTCGACGTGCTGCCGCTGTCGGTACGGTCGTGGGACTGCCCCGTGTGCGGTGCGCACCACGACCGCGACGTCAACGCGGCGAGAAACATACTGACGGAAGGGAAACGCATCCTCTCCAACACGCAAGGTACCGCGGGGCACGCGGGAACCGTGGCGGCTATAACCGCCTAAACGCTCGGGGAGAGGACGTAAGACCCTAGAGGACTATATCGGTCCCCGACGGCAGACCTCGCAGAACCGAGAATCCCCTGGTTTCAACTATGGGGAGTGTCAATCTACCCTGCTCGGTGCGTCTCTCTTTACACTGCTCTTGCTGCTCGCCATCGCGATCGTGACACTTGTCGGCAAGTGGAAGGTGTATGCCAAGCTCGGCATGCCGGGTTGGTACTCCCTCATCCCCGTCTTCTCCGACTACAAGCTCTGCGAGCGAGTCCGCGGCGGTGAGGAGAACAAGACATTCCTCATGGCGTATCTCATTGTGTTGATCTGCTCGTGGGTGCTCTGTTGGGCGCCGGCGGTCAACTGGATTCTCATCATTGCACAGTTCGTGATGAACATCATCGTCCTCAACGATCTTGCCCACACTTTCGGTAAGGAGTCTGCCTATACGATCGGCCTCGTACTGCTCGGTATCGTGTTCTGGCCGATGCTCGGGTTTGGTGAAAGCGAGCCTGTTGACCTTGAGGATGATAGCGATACGGACTACGAGGTTCTTTAGCTGAAATTCGCAAGCGCTTGCGAATTTCAATGAATCATACGTTAGATATGTACCTAGCTGTTTCTAGATCAAAAGGGGCTACCGTCAGTACGACGATAGCTCCTTTTGCTGTATTCAGCTAATTATTCAGCCTGACGCTCTGTCCTGTAAAACATCTCGCTTAAGGAGTTGCCCTATGAGAAAAATAGTTCCAATACTTTGCATTTTGGCGTTGTCGCTATCGGGATGCAGTTCAACAACCTTGCTCAGAAATGGAGTAGATGAATTAAGGGATTATATCGCATCGGAAAATGCTAAGACAAAAAAGAAGCTGGATGATCGGCTCAACAAAAAGATTTCTACTCTAAATAGAGCAATTTCCGAGAAAAATGAAGAAATCATATTTGAACTCATGGCTGATGATCTGAGAGAAGATGGAGACAAACTTAAATCACAGCTAAAAGATTTTGTGAATTTTATTCCCGGTAAAATTGTAGAGACGAGTAACCATAGCTGGGGAACTTTAATCCACGCGGAAAACTATAAGGATGCCCCAGATAACGTTATTGAAAAAAAGATCTGGCCTCATGACGATGAAGGCAATTATTACTGTAGCGTTCGGGTATACCGGTTGTCTTATCTTGCAATAGACGACCGGGGAACAGAATATATGATCACAATGGAATATATCAAAAGCAATGAGGCAAATCCGGAGGAGATTGGATTAAATTACGTAAGTATTTTCAAAACGGATCCAGATAGCGATGAAATGATTAGAGCGGGAAGAACGTGGGAATGAACAAGAAGAGATTCTTTGGTGGCGTCTCTTTTCTAGTGAAGCCGTATGAATGAATTGCCGTGCGGCAATGATGTCTGAAAGGAAAATCTGATGCACTCCTATTCTGCCCTGCCTGGTGCGTTTTTCTTTACGCTGGTCTTGCTGCTCACCATCGCGTTCGTGACTCTTGTCAGTAAGTGGAAGGTGTATGTCAAGCTCGGCATGCCAGGCTGGTACTCTCTCGTTCCCATCTTTTCCGACCGCAAGCTTTATGAGCATGTTCGTGGCAACAAGGAGAACAAGACGCTTCTCATGGCGTATCTCATCATTTCACTCCTCACCATCGCACAGCTTGCGGCGATCATCATCTTCCTTAACAACCTCGTCCAGATATTCGTCTAGATGAAATTCGCAAGCGCTTGCGAATTTGACTGAATCGGCCACCGGGTATTTGCCTGGTTGTTTTCTTTTAGAGTTAACAGGGCTACCGTCAGTACGGCGATAGCCCTGTTTGCTGTCTTTATCAAAACCGTCGTAAAACCGCGGAATCTATGGATGAAATAGTTCCAAGTGAACGATATGGATAAGCCATGCCACTGGTCTAAATCTATCCTTACATTCAGACTCGCCATAAAAGGCGGGGCTTTTTCTGTTTGCAACTCCTCAGGTTGAAACGTGGTTGTTTGATAAGAGGTATACGATTGTTGAAACGGCACGTGAAGCGGGCCATTTGCAAAGGCACCGCGACGTGGAAATTGGTAAAATATCAAATCGATCCTCTTGAATACGCTGCAAGAGTTGCAGCCGGAAAAGGAAAGGAATGATGTAAGACATGAACGAAACAGACAACAAGCAAAAGAAAGGAGGAGGCATGTTCGACAGGATCAGGAAGCTTGGACGGCGCATCGCAACGCTTACGGTAGGCACCGTACTCGTGATGTCGCAGTGTCTCGGTAGCTTCGGTGCCACGCTCGCACCCACGACGGCATACGCCGCGGACTCGCAAACGATCACGGGCAACTGCTCGATCTACTGCACGAATGCGCTCTCTGCAACGCAGTATACAACCGTTACCGCGCAATTCAACGTCACCATGCCGGATGGCAAGGTATATCAAGGCCATTGCCTCAATCACGGAGATGCGCTTCCGAAAGACGGAACCTATACCTTCACCGGAACGCGCAATGCGAATGGTTCGTACAACATTACTGTCAACAGCCGCTACCACTTTTCCAACCTGAGCCAGATCCACCCGACCCAGGCTGCAAACTATATCGGCGTACCCTACGGTTACACGCAGGCCGTCGGTGGATTCGAGTACAGCCCCAACGTCAACGTGACCTTCAGTAAGATCTCCGCCGATGCCAAGGTGACGGACGGCAACGGCGAGTACTCCTATGCGGGCGCAGAGTACGATATCTACCGCACCCGTGACAACGCGCTGGTCGCCCATATCACCATGGACGGTAACGGCCATGCCAACTACCAGCTCGACCCGAACGAGAACTATTACGCCGTCGAGACCAAGGCCCCGCAGGGTTTCCAGAAGCACGAGGGACGCATCGAGTTCTCGACCGGTAACAGCGCCGGGGAACAGCAGCTCAAGGACGACCCTGGCACGGTGCGCATCTCAGTCAACAAGAAAGACTCGGCAACGTCCGGTACCGCCCAGACAAGTCTTTCCCTTTGGGGTAGTTTAGTTAGTACAAGACAATATTTATTATTTCACCCGTAATCTCTGTCCTGTGTAAATTAAATTCGGGTTGAATAGCTTCTCAACTATCCGTTTATCTAAACTGAATAGCTTCAATTCTTAATGCCTGACCAACTGTACCAAGTGTAGAAACACCATCAGCTTTTGTCCAATCTGTCCAGCCTGAATTCTGAACATGGACACGATATTGGAAGTCGCCATTAAAGCATAGACATTCTATTCGCTTGTTCTGTCCTACAGTTCCGATTACAGTATCTTTTGTAACTACGCCGTAGTCTTTCCAACCACTTCCCTCGATATGAGCTTTCACTCCAATCCGTTTATCACCCGGATTGACCTTAAATGCTTCCAGCCGGAGATTATGTCCAGTAATACCAATTACAGTTTCTGCAGCGCGATCTCCAAGCCATCCTCTATTCTGAACATGCGGATTAACCGTGAACATAGTTTTCTTGATTTCAATCGCTTCGATCTGAAGACCTTTTCCTTGCGTGCCAGCCCATTCACCATTGCTCATCCAGTCTGACCAGCCAATATTCTTCTGCTGGACTTTGTACAGATAGCAGGTGTCCTTACCGGTAATCTTGATAGATTCAATACGCTTGTTCTGACCTGTTGTTCCAAGGATTGTATCTTTTGTAATATTCTTATACTCTTTATTTCCAATGTCTTTGATATGTACTACTACATTTGTTTCTCCTACTGGATTAAGTCTAAAAGCTTCAATTCGGCGATTCTGACCAGTAGATCCAGCCATCTTTCCGTCAGACTGCCAGTTGCACCAGCCAATATCTCTTGCATGGACCTGATATGATACGGATCCAAATACATCTTTCTTATCCTGGAACGTACCACCGGACTTAATAGCTCCATCGATCTGATCAGTTGACGCTACCAGAGCAATAGCAGAGATGCCAAATGCACTAAGGATTCCGCTTGCCAACTCATCTGTCCGATTGTTAAATTTGCTCAAATCGCCGGAGTTTGTAATAAAACCGTTTTCCAGAAGACGATAGCTATAACCTTTATAGGCTGCTCTATTTGCATTGGCAAGATCGTTTTTTTCCACAATTTTATTTGCACGTCCCGGAAAGAAATTACCAATAAAATTTGAAAGAGCGGTATCATACTGATCTGGATTATATCCCTCTTTAATGATTACATGTCCGCCATTCGCAGCTGCTGAAGCACTATCCATGTGAAGCTCCACAATTTGCCAGTCTTTTGGGATATTAAGCGACATGATCCCGTTATCTGCATACCAGTTACGATTCATATCTGCTACAGTTACATTACTTCCGCCGAGTGCAGCCAGTCTTGCTACAAGGTATCTTACCCTCTCCGCCTCCGTATATCCATAACCTACGGCTCCGCAATCGCCGGCACCGTGACCAGCTATAACAAATAAATGCGCCATAATATCTACTCCTTTCAAAAAGAGGGCAACTATTCACCCTCTGAATCATTATCTACTTTCACCTGGTCTTCCACCTGCGATCGGATGTGTTTTACAAGCGGCTGCATAAATGCCGGAATATTCACTCCCATGTCCTGAATATTTTCTAAAATCGAAATAATCTCATTGCAAATCAGCCACATTGCCACAACACATGCCACCAGAAATGTGACTGGTGACTTCCAACCAATTGAAGTTGATGCATATAAAAGCATTTCATCAATAATCGCTCCCACAACTACCAGCAGCCACATAGATACCTTTTTGAAAATTCCTCTGATACTTTTATAGGAATTGATATCCTGTGCTCTGTATTTGCTTGCCATAAGTCCGGTAGCATAATCAATCAGATTACATGCCACCAGCAGGATCACCGGCACTGCAAGCACTCCAAGAAGCGCTGACAGGAAAGCAAATACTGCCGTAAAAATTGCTTTGATATAGTTTGCCTGTTCCACTTTCATATTCCTCATTCTTTCTTCATGAATTTACCGGCTTTGCTGCTCCGGTATAAGATATCGGATAATCGTATGGATAGTCATACGGATAATCAACCGTTTCCTGGATCTGTACAGAAATCGTAAATTTTTCCCCGGTCGCAACCGTATTTTTGCTTAATTTCACATCTGTAATTTTAAGCATTAAACCACCTCAACTTCTATCCTTGCTTTCCTGATCGAATCCGCAACCGTATAAGTCACTTCCAATATATGTGTTCCTTTTTCTTTCGGAGCAATCTTGCAATCAAGATAATGCTCATTGATATCACACTCTCCTTGCACCACTATGTCTGTGTAACGTGCCAGCTCATAAGATGCTGTCAGAATCGTAAATGGCTCATCGTTAGGACTTCGCACCAATAGCTTAACGTGCTTGTCTTCGCCCAGGATAAATCTAATTTTGTTCACAACACCCCCCCTTCCGTGTATCGGATAAATTACCTCCACAAAGAGCGGATCTGGCTCTGCGATAACTTGATACTGCTCCGGAACTGCCTCTACAGCATAATCTTCCGGAATAACTGTAACCTTATAGTCTTCCGGAACAACTTCCACCATATAATCAAGCGGAACAAGTCTTACGCATAGAGTAGCTGGATCAACGATCAACAGCATCTTCGTGCAGTATGCAATATTGCCTGCATCATTTTCTGCCGTCAGCTCCACCACATACATTCCATCTAAATCATAAGGGATCGTGGCATTCCACCGGTCCCCTTCAGCTCTCTCAAATATTACTTCTTTTCCATCTATCTTACCGCTTACCTTTACTACCATAGGCGCACCGCCTAGTCTGTAATTTCAACAGCGATAATGAATGTTTTTCCGCAGTCTACTGGGTTCGGAGTAAGAGTGATTGACTTAATCACCGGAGCTGACGTATCGACAGTAACCTTACGTGTGACTGTAGTAGTCTTTCCGGCTTTGTCTTTAGCTACGATTGTGATGGTGTTTGCACCCTCAGCAAGAGTCACATCCTTAGTAAATGTTCCGTCTGTTCCGACCGTTACAGTTGCTCCATTTACCGTTACTGTAACTGGCTTAGATGATACGTCATCTGTTTTACCACTTACCGTTACCGTCTTCTTGTTGGTTATAAGGTCATTTGATGGAGCCGTGATCTGCAGTGTCGGAGGCACTGTATCAACTGTAAATGTTGCTGTCTTAGCTGCAGCTGCATTACCATCGTTGTCGGATGTCTTGACCGAAATCGTATGTGATCCATCTTTTAACGTCGGTGATGTGCACGTGCACTTATATCCACCGTCAATAGCAGTCTTTGTTACCGTCGATACGGCTGTACCATCAACTGTGACTGCGATTGTTCCTGCATTAACCCCTGAATCCGCATCTTTTACCTGGAATTCGATAGTCGGAGTTGTATTTGTGATATAAGCTCCTGCAGACGGAGATGTGATCGTGATAGTCGGTGCTGTCTTTTCTTTTACACGGAGTTTAAGTGATGCGCCGAGAGTAGCATGACTCTGATCTACCGTGGTAGTATTGCCAGCCTCATCTGTAGCCTTTACTGTTCCGCCAAGAACATGGTCCGGCTGATTATAGCTCGACTTACTTGGAGCTGTAACCGTAGCTTCCCATTTCCCGGAGGTCGAATTATAGGTCAGATTGTATGTCTGACCATTGAATATATATTGAGCTGTTTTTACTGCCATCTACGCTTCACCTCTACTGCTTGTCTTCTGTTACCAGATCTTCTGCTCCGGAATCAATCAGGACCTCTTTTACCTTATCCTTTAAAAGTCTCGGTACCTGTGAATAAGTTTTCTTTCCTAACATAATCTGCTGTGCCCATAACATTGCCATCATTTCTTTTCCTCCTGAAATTTGTAATAATATGAATAAAAATAAAATGGTTAATACAATTATCGTTTTACTGATATACCGTTTCAGACATTTCCAAAATGCATCCTTCGAGCATTTCATTTTTCTCCTCCGCTTTTTCGACTCTTGACTGCAGGTTCGTATTTTTCTCTTCTGCTTCTTTAAGTCGTGCCTCCAGAGCTGCCATCCGGCTGTCCGGATCTTCTCCTTCCCGGTACATCAGCACACCAAGGATGCCGGCTGTGTACTTCACGATTGCATCGAACTTTGTGTAGTTTTCATACACAACGGTATCTTCATCCCGTTCGCTCACAGACATTCTCTTAGTTGTTGTCGGATCAGAGAATAAAGTCTTCAGCTGATCCTCGGATGCTGAAATGGTCTTGATCAAAAGTGCGCCATCCGTCTGCTCAGTGACCTGCTGGATCTGCAGTTCCTGACCATCATTGAATGTGATTTTCATTTTTCTGTTTGCCCCTTTCTTCTTTTTAGAGGGATTCTGAACTAAAATTGCTACTTAGTTCAGAATCCCTCCTTTAACTGGTTGATAAAGTTACATATATAAAAGCGCATAACAAAAACACCCGACCAATGCCGAGTGTAAATAAATAAGTTTATTTACTTATGCGCTTAAATATTTAAAGTGATGATACCGTACACCTTCCTGATTCACTGTACAATATCGCATGGTTGTCTCTGACTTTGCGTGTCCCGCAAATATCATAGCCTCCTGCAGAGGCATTCCGCGGTTCAATGCATTTGTCAGAGCCGTCCTCCGGAATCGATGCGGATGCGCATTTTCTACGCCCGCCTTCTCTCCAATCCGCCGGATGATATCCTCAATTCCTGTTTTCGTCAGCCGGCTATTCGGTTTCTTGCTTCCGACAAATAGTGCCGGATTATTATCTTTTCTGCTTTCCAGATATTCTTTCAGGTACATATTGGTTCGTTCATTGATGTACACCGCCCTTTCTTTCGCTCCTTTTCCATATACAATCAGTTCGTCATAAGCAAGTCTCTGCAAATTCTACCTTTTATTTCCAGTTTTGTTATATATGTGTGTAGTGTTAAGAAAGTGGAATAAAAATACATCTAGTACCCCAACCACTCCAGTTTCCACCATTTTTGTATGATGTGATATGAATTCTATCACCCTTGGAACATTTTCCGGAAAAAATGGATGTCAGTGTGTAGTAATTCCCGTTTTTTCCAATTATAACATCATTCAACTTGCAAGTGATTTCTTGCGCGTAAGTCCCACTATTCAAGTTCGAGTTTACTGCAACAACAAATGCATACGTAATGCCGGATTTTAAAAAATTGGTTGTGTCAAATGTAACACTTCCTGTTGACGTTGAATCAATGAATATTGGTTTCCTATTCTCTAAAACAGTGTTGGCTTTTGCAAGATTCGTATTCGTATTTGTCAATTTTCTACTTAATCCAGAAAGTCCATCCGTCACACTCAACAAACTCTTCACTTCTGTAACATTGATTCCATCATAATGCACTTCAAAAGCCGGGCATTCATCCACAAGATCTCCATTCTGCAAATTTCCCGAAGTGTATGCCGGCACTGCCGGATTACTTGCAACCGGTTTTCCCTGGATTACCTTCCAACTACAGTTTTCAACCTCTGTCTCTGCATTTCTGGTATACCGATTTACAATAAGATCAATCCTTTTCATTCCCTGACTACCATTTGTCAGTGTAACCTCATCATAAGTACCAATGTCCACGCAAGATATACAGCCGTGATGCGCCATCATCCCACTTCGGATTTTCAGCAGATTATTACTGCTAAGTTCCGGTTTCAGATTCTCTCCACTTGTTATAATATAACTCCCCTGCCCGATAATCCCCTCCAGCATCTGCCGGAACTGCTGCGAAGTCACATGTGGTGATCCGGTTCTTCCAGATACAATTTTCATTCTTCATCTTCTCCTTCCAGTTTATAAGTAATTGATTCCACATCATTCGTAATCTCATAAATGATATTTTCGATAGGTTTTGACATATACATCCCAGTCAGGTAATCCCTGCCACCGACAATATCTCCGATCCCAACCTCGATTCCAAGCTTTGCAACATCCATCTGAAATGTCTTTTTATTCATCAGCTTCTGCAATTGTTCCGCGGACGTTTTCTCCAGCTCTGCTGTTTCTGTGCTCGTATTTTCGTATACTGCTGAGATCTCATTCAGTCCTTTGTAATACTGCGTCTTTCCAATGCTTCCATCTTTCTGCACATACAGATGGAATATGTTCCTCTCCTGCATTTCCCCTTTTCCGGTTACGACCAGATGATTTACGCCATTTTGTTTATCATCCATCGTGAAATTCAGTCGACTGTCCTGTGACAATTCAATCTGCGCAGAATAATCAGTAATCGGAACTGCTTCAATCAGAATATAACATGGCTCGTCCTGTTCTTTGATCAGTCGGATTTGCAGGCGGTATCCGACACTTTTCAGCATTTTAGTAAGACCTTCCAGTAATGTGCAGTACCGGTCAAATTGAAAATTCTTTACAGATATACCCGTGTCTTCTGATGAAACTCTGAATAATCCATCAAACTCCGGCTCGATCAGTGTTTTCATTACCTGATTCAGTTCTCCGGATACTGTTTTATAATCCGATCCGGCAGGCGGCTCGATCACCTTATACTGCAGTCTTCCCCGCCATGTGATTCCCTTCAGCTCCACATAATCCAGCGTTGTATCTGTCAGCACCTCTCCGATAATGCCTCCATATTCCGTCTCCGTAATATACACATAACTTGAAAAGGTCAGCTCCGGATACCAGTTCGACCTTGCAATCTGTACAGAGAATTCGTACTCGCCATTCGTATCCACTGTGATATTTGAGTCCAAAATCGCTCCCAGTTCTCTTCCATCACTATCTGCAAGAATTATGTCCTTTACCAC